TCAAGATTGCCGTAGACAAGCTGCTTCAGGCTGAGGACCCGAACGTGAAGTTCGGCCAGTTCGAGGCAGCCGACCTGGGGAATTACGTCAAGCTGGCAGACATGCTCGTTCAGCACATGGCGAGCACGAGCCGTATCCCCTTCCATTACTTCCTGAACAACGGTGGTGCGGCTCCCTCTGGGGAGTCCATAACCGCCGCTGAGGCTGGTCTGATAGCCAAGACTCGTGAACGCATGCTCCATTTCGGAGAGGGCTGGGAGCGCGTAATGCGCCTGGCCTTCAAGGTCATGAAGGATAAGCGTGCTGAGGCTTGGAGTGCCGAGGTCATTTGGCGTGACCCGGAGAATCGGACCGAAAGCCAACACATGGATGCACTTCTGAAGCTGAAGATGATCGGTGTTCCGACAGACCAGCTTCTTTCCGATGCGGGTTACACACCGCAGCAGATCGCCCGCTTCAAGTCGATGAGGGAGGACGACGCCAAGGCCGCAATGGACCTGGCGAAGAAGTTCCCCAATCCGGCTCAGCAGGCCAACGAGCAGGCCGGCCAGCCTAGCTCGGATGTCCAGAAGGCTGCCGTCAAGCAGCCGCAGGGCAATTCTGGTAACGCAGCCCGCAAGGCTGTGAACCCGGTTAAGGGTTGATCCCTTAATCCTTTTCATTACGCAGGCTCCCGGAATGGGGGCCTTTTTTGATGCACCGAAATGGATGGATCACGCATGGACGAGAACGCTCAGAACGCAGGCACCGCTTCCACCGAGGGCGCTGAGACCGGCGAGGCCGGCACCCCTCAGACGCCGAACCTCGAAGCCCTTCAGGCCGAGGTCGACAAGTGGAAGTCCCTTTCCCGCACGAACGAACAGCGGTGGAAGGACGCCTCTGCGGAGCGAGACCAGCTCAAGACGGCTGGCATGACCGACGCCGAAAAGGCCGTCGAGACTGCCAAGGCGCAGGCCCGATCCGCGGCTCTTGCCGAATACGGCACTCGGCTTGCTGATGCCGAGCTTCGTGCACAGGCCGCAAAGGTCGGTGTCGAGCTGCCTTCCGCCGAGTTCCTGAACCTCTCGAAGTTCCTCGGTGAGGACGGCTCTGTGAATGCCGACCTGATCGGCAATTTCGTCTCGTCCCTCCCTAAGCCGGTCGCTGAGCCTGAATTCGAACAGGGCCTCGGCCTTGGTCGTCAGGGCGGTTCCGGAGTGCAGCAGCTCGGCCGCGACGACCTTTCCCGCATGTCCCCGCAGGAGATCAATGCTGCCCGCAAGGCGGGTCAGCTCGACGCCCTTATGCGAGGCGAAATCTGACAAACCCGTGAGGTAACCTATGGCATTTCTTTCTCAGGCTGGCAATAACACTGGTGCCGGTCAGCTCCAGACCACGCAGGGTCAGTTCATTCCCGAGGTCTGGACTTCCCAGCTCATTGCCGATATCGAGGAAAACCTTATCCTCGGTGCCTCCCCGTTCACGAACCGCCAGTATGAGGGCGAGTTCAAGCGCGAGGGAGACGTAATCCGAATCCCGCACTTCGTTGACGGGACCGTTTCTGACAAGGGCCTGGTGAAGGCATACGGCGAGATCGGTGACGCCGACCACGCGGCCCTTGAGTACATGAAGATGACCGTCGCGAAGGGCTCCAGCTTCCACCTGGAGATCGACGCTCTTCACCAGCTCCAGACCAAGGGCGGCATCGACCTGATGTCCAACCTGGTCTCGCAGCGTGCGCGTCAGACCGCGCTTGCCATTGACGAGCTGGTTGCGCTCACCCTGCTCGCGGCTCTTCAGGGCAAGGACCTGAACGGCGCGGAGAATCGTTCCGCCACCGTGTCCGGTCTCCCCTCGCTGGAGCTGGGTGCCATCTCCAAGGTTCAGGCGACTGACGTGAACGCCCCCGACACGGACAAGCTGTCGGTCTACGACTACGTGGTGAAGATGCTTGAGGTGCTGGACACCCGCTCTGCTCCGCAGGACCGGTACCTGTTCGTCTCCCCGCGCATGCGCTCTCTCCTCCTGCGGGACGAGAAGTTCATCGACGCATCGCAGCACGGCGGTGGCGGTTCGGTCGTGGCCTCCGGTCAGATCGGCTCGATTCTCGGCCTGCCGGTCGTGGTCGCGAACGCGCTGGGCAACCACGCCCGCCCGTCCTCGCCGGTCATCAAGAAGGGCAACGAGAAGTTCACGAGCGTCGACCTGTTCATGGGCTCGACCTCCGCGGTCTCCGTCGTCGTGCCGTTCGCCGAGATGGCGGCGTACAACCCGGAGAAGACGTTCACCAGCGCGGTCAAGTCCCGCGTGATCTACGACGCGAAGGTGTGCCGCCCGGAACAGCTCCTGGTCGCTCAGGGCGTCGAGGCGGAGATCACCGCCCACAACACGCCTGCCGCTGGCTGACCTGACCTTCCCTAACTGAAGGGAGGGACATGGCATTTGCCACCTCAGACGATGTGGCCGCCCGCCTTGGGCGGCCACTCGCTGACGACGAGAAGCCTCGCGTAGAGGCGTTCATTGACGACGCGTCCGCGTTCGTCTCCGAATACTGCACCGGCACATGGGACAGGACTGCTCCCCCGGCCATCTTCAAGACGGTCGTGTGTGCCGAGGTAATCCGCTGGCTGTCCGTTAGCCCTGGCGTGATCTTGGAGCGCACTGGCGAGCTGGAGACCCAGTTCGGTCAGACCGCTTCAAACCAGGGCCTCTCTCGGGACACCAGAACGGCACTGAGCAAGTACCGGCGCAAGGTCGGTTCACTCCCCCTTCGCCGCTACGACTGCTAGGAGTCTGCATGCCCCGTCACTTCACTGACTTCGCCGAGGTCTATCGCGCAGAGATCGTTGCGGATGCCTACACGAAGCAACGTGACTGGGGCAACGCCGTGAAGGTGTGGGCCGGTTCGGCTTCGGTCCAACCGGCCTCCACCACGGAGGCGGACTCTCCTAAGCGAGAGACGACGGACATCCACGTCAAGGTCTTCCTGCCTCCCACAGCCAACGTCGACTCGACGGACCGGCTTGTGGTCGACGGCATCACGTACGAGGTGAGGTCAGAGCCGCGCGTATGGCGTCAAGGCTCCCTCTCCCACATCTACCTACAGGCACGGAGGGTGAGGCGCTAATGGCTGACGCTGAAGTGAAGTTCACCCTGCGTATGAATCGCGGGTGGGAAGAGCAGTTCCTCATGAATGACGAGGTCCGCGACCTGGTGGCCCTCCGCACCGAGGACATTGCGACCTTCGCCAAGGCCCTTGCTCCTCGGGCCCGCACCAAGCCGCACTGGAACACCATTCCCCCGCACATCGAAACCTTCGTGACCATGTTCAACCAGTGGTACGGCCAGGTGCTCATTGAGCCTGACCGGGACGTGAAGCACGCGATGCTCCAAGAGCGTGGCTGGAAGGACCGAGGTGGCCGCAGGCATCCCGGGCGCCACTACCTGAAGCGCGCTCTGGAGAGAGCGAGGGTCGAATGAAACTGGACCCCGTTGACCTGGTGTGGCAGTACCTCAGGACACTCCAGGACATCCCGGAGGACGCACCCACGGGCGACCTGGTGGGCCGTGAGGTCGGAGACACCACCATCTACCTCAACCACTCCGGTGGCTTCCGCATGGTTCGTGACCGCATGGACCGCGCTGACATCGAGTACGACGTTTACGACCAGGACCGTGCCCAGGCGGCCGGCCTGGCCTATATCTGCCGCGAGCACTTCCTAGAAGACCTGCCCGGCCAAGTCATCGGTAACGCTCAGATTCTCGACGTTGCCGAGATTTCCTCTCCCCGGTACTACCCGGACTCGACATCGAGCGAGCACGTCTACGGCGGGGAGATCACAGTCTTCTTCGTAGAGGACTGATTACCCCCCTGGCTTAGCCAGACCAAAGGGCCCCTTGTGGGGCCCTTTTTTGTTTCCCCGCTTGAGGAGTTCCTTTATGGCGAATGACGCTCAGAAGATTCGTTTCGCCCCGAACGGCGGACTGTTCATGGCCCCCGCTCCGACTGGTGGCACTGGCAGCACCGTTCTTCCCGAGGGTGTAGGTGATGGCGGTAAGACCTCGCCGGCCGGTTACAAGTCCTTCGGTTACGTGGACGAGTCCGGTGTCACCATTACCCCGTCCATCGAGACGGACCCGGTCAATGCGTGGCAGTCCGCGGTTCCTGTTCTGTACAACGTGAAGGGTGCCTCGTTCCAGATCAAGGCGACCCTGATCGAGACTTCCCAGATCACCACCGAGCTTTTCTACGGTGCGAAGTGGGTCGAGGTCATGACGGATGACGCTACCCCGGTTCCGACCGGCGTTTACCGACTGGACCTGTCCAGTGTTCCGGAGCTTTCGGAAATCTCCATCGTCGTGGACTGGGCCACCAAGGGCAAGAATTACCGGTGCGTCGTGCCGCGGGCCATGGTTTCTGACCGTGGCGGTATCACGCTTCAGCGCACCGAGGCCCAGAAGTACGAGCTGACCATCGAGGCCCTGGATTACAACGGGTCGCTTGGCTACGTGCTCACTGACGAAGACCTGGTCGTGTGATTCGGGTCTGTGCTTAAAGCCTCTGCCGGGGAGGGCTAAATTCCCCGGCCACTCTCTCTCACCCCACCCCATGACCCCCCGTTTCCTTTGGAGTTCCCATGGCTGCTGCCCGTACTGCTGCCCGTAAGACTGCCCCGAAGACCGTCGCTGCCGAGGCCGAGGCCACTGAGCAGCCGACGAAGTTCACGTTTCTCGGTATCGAGTTCGAGGTCCCGCCTGCCAAGCAGATGCCGCTTGACCTCCTCTACGCCGAAGACGAGCTGGAGGCCGTGAAGATCATCGTGGGTGAGGACAAGTGGGCCGAGTTCCGCGCCGCCCGCCCGACGATCGGTGACTTCCAGGAGCTGTCCACCAAGGTGAACGAGGCGTCGGCCGGCTCGGGAAACTGATGTCGACCGTCCGCGTCATTAAGGAATACCCCGAGGAACTTGAAGCTGACCTGCTTGAGTTTTTCGGGATTGACCTTCTCGACTTGTGGCGTGGACGGCTGTCTCTGCGCAGGGTTCACCTGCTGATTAATTCACTCATGCACAAGGCTGGCCGATCCACCTTGCTCGCCACGATGGACGAGTCAACACAGTGGGGTTCGACGGAACACTTGCTAGCTCGCGTCTCCGACGCTTTGGAGCTGAGCAACTATCTCTTCCTCAGGGCCAATAGCAGCGAGAAGGACATCCCGCTGCCTGAGCCTCTTCCCCGACCTGGCTCCGATGAGCCGGTGAAGTCAAAGCCAGCCGAGAGCGAATTCGCGTCCGGTGAGGAGCTGACCAACTTCTTTACGCAGATGAACAATCTTTAGGAGGCCGGGTATGGCGGCTACTGGTCGTGGACCTATCAAGGTTGGCTCCGGTTACATCGAGATCAACCCCCGGCTTTCTGAAGAGGCGGTTCGCAAGTTCCGCGCCGAGATGGCTCAGGACATGGAGAAGGCGGGCCTTGCGGCTGGCAAGGAGTTCACGGCCGCCACCGCTGAGGGCATGAAGGGCCTGTCGAGGGCCGTTCGTGTTGAGGCAAAGAAGGCTGGTCAGGCCGCTGAGGCTGAGGCGAAGGACTCCGCCGAGGTGATCGCGAAGATCGAGGCTGACCTCACCAAGCAGTACGGCGAGCAGGCCGTTAAGCGCTTCCGCGAGGCCAAGCAGTTTGAGGAGAAGAAGCAGGCTCTTGCCGAGGAGACGTCAAAGGTCACTCAGGCTGCGCTTGCTGCCACGCTCCGCGCTGAGACGGAGGCCGGCACCCTTGCTGCTAAGGCGCAGCAACAGAACGTGGCTCGCAAGGAGAAGGCGCAGGCGGAGTACGAGAGGTACGTACGGACCTCTAACGAGCGCATTGCCCGGCAGGAAGCCGCGGATATAGCGACGTCCGCTAAGACCGTCCAGGCGGCTGAGAAGGCGAAGCAGAAGGCTGCCGCCGAGACGGCCAAGGTCAGGCAGAGGGCTCTTGAAGACGAAGCCCGCGTGGACCGGGAAATTTACGCCACTCAGCAGCGCCTTGCCCGTGAGTCTGCCGCTGCTCAGCAGCAGGCGTACCGGGATATGGTCGCGGACCGCAGGCTCCAGCAGAAGACGGCTATTGCTGGGGAAATCCAGGTCACTGAGGCTGTCAAGGCGAACCTTCTTGAGCAGATAGCCGCTCACCGACAGGCCATGGCGTCAATCTCGACTGCGCAGGCTACTGCGTTCGCCTCCATGAAGAAGAAGTGGCGGGGTGCGTCTCAGGACGTTGAGAACATGGGCACGCTGGCCACGGAGACCGGCGCCCTGATCACGTCGAAGGTGATTGCTCCACTCGGCATTGCCGGTACTGCGATCTCGGTGATTGGTATCAAGTCTGCTGACTCTTTCGCGCAGTCTCAGACGGCGTTGAAGAAGCTGGGCCTGACGATCTCCGATACCACGGGTCTGCTCGATGAACTTCAGAAGTACGGTGTCGCGACCCCGTATTCCATCGACGACATGGTGACCTACGGTACGCAGTTCACGCGTGCCATTGGCTCTCACAATAAGCAGTTCGGTTCCAAGGACCCGAAGGTTCATGCGAAGGGTTCGAAGCAGGTAGCGGGCGAAACCTACCAGCTGGTGTCGTCTATCGGTGATATTGCTGCTGCTGGTGGTGTCACGGACCCTAACCGGGTCGCCAAGGCTTTCGGGGCCATGGAAAAGATGATCGACACGAACCGCGCCAGTTTGACGAACATCAAGCAGCTTGAGACGAACCTCAACCTGCCGATGGAGCACATCGCCAAGCTGATGGGCCTGAAGGACCGCCCTTACACCGACAAGGAATACAAGGATCTCGTCAAGAAGCAGAAGGACGCAGGTCTGACGGGCAAGATCCCGAAGGAATACACCGCCTCTGCACAGATGATGTACATCTCCCAGAATGCCAAGGCAACCGGTGGCATTAGGGGCGAGGCCATCAAGCAGGCGATCCTTGATTACGGTGGCGAGAACAACGTCAAGGGTGCCGCTGCCTCGCTGTCGAGCAGCACCATTTCCGGTCGCCTCTCGAACATGAAGGAGGCCGGCGGCCAGTACCTCCGGTCCCTGTTCCAGAAGAAGGGCAAGGACGGGCAGTACGAGTACACCAGTGTTGGCGCTTCCCTTATGGGGCATCGCGTCAAGACGAAGGACGGTACTGTCCAGTACCAGGGCGGCATGCTTCAGAAGCTGCCCGAAATCGGCCGCAACATGAAGCCGACTGTCGAGAAGATCCTCAAGACCTTCGCTGAGACGCTGACGACGTTTGTCGACTGGATTTCCAAGCTGACGGACTTCCTGAAGGCTCATCCGCAGATCACGGACTTCGTGCTGAAGATCGCGAAGATGGCAGCCCTTGCAGCGCCTTTCCTTATCGGGTTCGGCGTTCTTTCCAAGACGGTCGGCAAGCTGGGCAAGATGTTCCAACTCATGTTGGGGCCGGCCAAGCTGGCTGGCTCCGCTTTGGGTGGGATCGCCAAGGGTGCTCGGGGGACGTTCCGCTACGGCCGCCAGGTCGCGTCCGGCGTCAAGTCTGCGCGTTCTGGTGATGGCTTCCTGTCGGGCTACGACTCCCGCAGGGACCAGTACACGGCCACCAACGACCGTCGTGCGCGAGACCGTCAACGGGTCGGTAACTCCTCCCGTGAGAACGGTGTCTTCCGCACCGCGGCCGGTTATGGACGGCTCAACGCAGCCCGTGTCACTGGCTACGACAGCTTCGGTGATTGGCGCACTCGCAGGCGCAACCTGCGCTCGGACAACAACCACCTTGACAACCTGGCCCGCCGTGCAGCGGGCCGAGGCGAGCTGTCCGAGGCGAACCGCCTTCGGGACCAGCGGGAGCAGAACACCCAGAACTACCGCGACAGTCGGAGAGAGCGTCGCCGTACGGCAGCCCAGCGGGTACGCCCCACAGACAGCGTTGATGCCCGGAACGCGCATGCCAACAACCTCAGTGAAGCGGAAAAGGAGCTGCGCAAGGTCCAAGAGGAGCTGGACCGCCTGAAGGACGCGCTGAAGAGCGTTGACCGGCTCCCCATGACGGAGATCATCAATCGCTTTGGCGGCCGGGACAACAGCATCAGGTCTTCGGCTCACGCTGCGCTCGGCGAGGTCCGCCAGGTCCGGACGGACGGGATCGAACCTCTCAACCACAGCAACCTCACCCAGATACAGGGCGAGATCACCCAGACGCACACCAAGACGGGTGAGCTGATAGCCGAGCTGAAGAACGCTCAGCAGGAGGTCACCCAGCTCGACGTCAAGAAGCTGACGGCTCTCAAGGTCGAGGTCGACGGGGCTCACGGCACGGTCACCGATCTGAAGAACAAGATCGATGACACTGCTCACTCCGTCGTCGTCCTCGACGGCAAGAAGCTGGAGAAGCTGAAGGGCGAGTTCACGGCGGTAACGACTGCCGCGGATCACACCTACAAGAAGGTGGGTGACGGCAACGGTTCCGGTGAGCTGCAAGGCCGCGTCAAGGGACTCAACGACCGCAAGCTGACCACGGTCAAGAAGCAGTTCGAGAACCTGACTGCCGCGTCCGATGCCACCTTCCGGAAGATCGGCCAGGGCACGGGAGGCACCAGCCTTGCGGGCCGGGTTGGTCTGCTCAATGGGCGAAGCCTGAAGGACATCAAGTCCCAGTTCGACAAGCTGACCACTGCCGCTGACAAGGCGTACGAGAAGGTCGGCCAGGGCACGGGAGGTTCCTCCCTTGCTGGTCGTGTCGGGCTGCTGAACAACCGCAGCTTGAAGGACGTCAAGGATCAGGTCGACCACCTGAAGACCTCGCTGCACCTTGCAGATCACGAGGCCGGGAACCTGAACAGCTCCCTGGACGACATCGCCAAGCACAAGAGTGGCGGTTCGTCGGGCTCGGGCAAGCCGAGGAAGCCGAAGAAGCCGTACACGGGCGGCGTGATCACGAGTCAGGGCAACTTGGCTCACTTCGCCACGGGTGGCGTCCTGCCGGGATACATGCCCGGCGTTGACTCGGTCCCAGCGATTCTGTCGCCTGGTGAAGCGATCCTTCGCCCCGAGGTGACTGCGACTCTTGGTGCTCCGCTGATCCATTCCTGGAATGCGATGGCCCGCAAGGGCCAGCTGTCGCGTTACGCGGGTGGTGGCATTGTCGGCCGATTCGGTATCGACAAGATCATCGACATGATCCACATGCAGAACGTCTGGCCTGACGCTTCTGGTGCGATCAACACCATGGCTTTCGACGCAACGTCGATGCCCATTGGTGGAGATGTTCAGAGCGGAATGCTTGCCACGGGCACGGGAGCTAGCCGCTATGTCGGTTCGGATGTCGCGACGAAGTTCGACGGAATCTATAACTTCGTCACGCAGGATTCCTGGAAGTTCCTGAAGCGCCTTCCCACGGTTGTGGGTCAGGCGATCGGCATTCTCGGCGGAACTTTCGCCCCGATGCTGGGCGAGTACTTCCACGATGATGTCTGGAAGGGCAACGGGAACATCCTCGACCGCGGCGAAGCGTTCCTCGGCGATGTCTTCTCCACGAAGACACTGACGGGCGCTTTCGACAATCTGTTCGGTGGTGTCTGGGATTCTGTGAAGTCGATCGTCGGCGGTGCCAAGGATCTGATCACTGATCCGGTCGGCTCCGTAAAGAAGACGGTCGATGCTCTGTGGCAGGTCGGCACCGGTGAGGTCACTCAGGTGATCGACATGGTGAAGGCCGTAAAGCAGATTTCGTCTTCGCCGCTCGATTATGCCGGGGATGTTCTGTCGGATGTCTACTCGACCGCGAAGGAAGCCCTTCCGAATACGAAGGGTCTCTTCGACTTCTCGGACAAGGACCAGCTGAACGCGAAGAAGCCGGGCGACATATCCGCGAAGTACTCGATGGATGACCCGCCCGGTAAGGGAGTCCAGCGATGGAAGCCCAGCGTTACGCGCGTGCTGAAGGAACTCGGTCTGTCCCTGGATTACACGGATCTGGTGCTTCACCGAATCCAGGTTGAATCCGGAGGTAACCCGAAGGCAATCAACAACTGGGACAGCAATGCGAAGGCCGGCTACCCGTCCCAGGGCCTTATGCAGACCATTCCGCAGACGTTCGCGGCATACGCAGGACCGTATAAGAAGCTGGGCATCACCAACGGCCTGGCCTCCATCTACGCGGGCCTGAACTATGCAACGCATCGGTATGGCTCCGGGTGGCCGAAGGCTCTCTCCGGGGTCAAGGGCTATTGGACCGGGACCCCTTCTGCTTCGCCTGGTCTCGCCCTCGTAGGCGAGCGCGGGCCTGAGCTGATCAATTTCAGCGGAGGCGAGCGGGTCTACAACGACCAGGACACCGCCGGGATTCTCGGCGGAAAGAAGTACGAAATCCACATTCACGAGGCGAAGGCTGAGAACACCACTCAGTCGGTGCTCCGTGCAATGCAGTACGCGGAGGCGCTTCACGGAGGTCTCTAAGCGATTAGGAGTGTGCCATGCCGATTCCCGCCGTAGCACCGGCAGTACTGAGGGACAGAAACGGGTATGCCGGCCCTCAGCCACCGGACCGCGTCGCCTGGCAGCGCACCTTCGTATCCATCGCAGGGAACAACGGTGAGGGGGACGAGATCCCCCTCACCGGTTTCGCCGGTGGTGCCTGGCCCAGCATATTCATGCTGCCTGGTGCTACTGGATTGGATACCCCGCCTTTCGAGCTGCATTCCGATGACAGCCCGAACCTGGACGGCGGAATGTTCCGAGGTGCCAGGGCCACGCAACGCGAAATCATGATCCCCGTCTTCCTACATGGCGTCGACCGCAGATCGGTACGCGACCTGAAGCGTCAGCTTGTCAACGCACTCAACCCGAAGCGCGGATACTGCGTGCTGAAGTTTGTCGAGTCGAACAGCAATCCGCGGTACCTGTACTGCTACTACAAGGCCGGTATGGAAGGCAGCGAATCAACGGACGACGCAGGCTTCACGTGGGCGAAGTACGGGCTTCAGTTCACGGCCTTCGATCCCTGGTTCTACTCGGACGAGTTGACGGCCGCTAACTGGGTCTTCGACGCAGCCAAGCCGTTCTTCAACAACGGCGGAACCTTCCTGCCGCCTGGCCTTTCTGAGGGCCTTCCCTCTGAGACGGTTGTTCCCGTCACAAATCCCGGCGACATTGAAGCCTGGCCCACATGGGAAATCCAGGGCCCCGTCAAGCAGCTCACGTTGACCAACGAGTTTGGTGAGTCGTTCACTATCGGCCCGCTGGGCACGGGAGCGGACGTCATCCCCAGCGGTCGCACGCTGATCATTGACTCTCGCCCTGGCTACAAGACCCTCAAGGACGACCAGGGAACGAATTATTACCCGCTGCTCGCACCTAATCCGGTGCTGTGGAACATCCCGCCTGGCGACTCGCTGATTGACGTGAATCTGGTGGCGGGCAGCGGCCCGGCATCCATTCGTCTTTCATTCAATCCGCGCTACGAAAGCTACTGATCTATGGGTTATCGAATCGAGGTGCGCGACCGCGACCTTAACCGAGTAGGGGAAATCGACACGTGGCTGAAGCTGGACCTGGTGGTGCGCTACTGCCAGGCAGGCTCATGGACGCTGCTCATCAAGGCTGGTACGCCCCAGGCTGACCTTCTCCAGAAAGGGGGAGGAGTCGCGATCTACCAGGACGGGGTAGAGAGGCCGGTCCTGACCGGTCCCATCGAGTACATACAGCACTACTGGACGGTTGATCAGCACACCGAGGCCGGTTCGCTGTACGTCGGTGGCTCCTGTGACAACAAGCTGGTGTACTCCAGGCTGGCCTTCCCCAACCCGACGAAGACGATTGCTCAGCAGTACACGGGTGCCGCTACACGCACTGTCTCTACGAAGGCCGGCTCGGCTCTGTGGCAGGAGTTGTCGTGGGCTCTCGGGTCGAGCGCGGTCCCTGACCGCCAGGCGCCGGGCGTCGTCCTCGGGTCCGACCCGAACCTTGGCGCGAAGGTCGATGACTCGCTTCGGTTCGACGTCATCGGCACGAAGTTCGAAGACTGGATCGACACGAAGAGCACCGGCTACCGGTTCGTGTATGACCCCAACGTTCAGAAGATCGTCCTGGACGTGTTCTCCCCGCAGGACCGGTCCGCGGATGTCCGCTTCTCCAGTGAGCTGGGCAACCTGCGCGAGTACGTGTGGACGCTCTCTGCACCCTTCACGACCAGGGCCATCGTCGCTTGCCAGGGCGACGGAGCAGAGCGGTACATCTACCAGAAGATTGACTCAGCCTCCGAGGCTGAGTGGGGCATGGTGCGTGAAACATTCATTGATCGGCGTGACCTCGGTCTGAAGACCAATCCCGCCAACGGTCAGCCGATGAAGGCCACCGCCACCATGACGGATGCCGACTTCGAGTCGGCCAAGGCCGCCGTTGTCGATGCCGCGGATTCCGCCCTTTCAGATGGTGCCCCGAACGGCAACTTTCAGATTTACCCGATCGATACGCCACAGCTCAAGTTCGGACGCGATTACTTCGTGGGTGACCGGGTGACTGTGATTGCCGATGGCACCGAATACAGCGACCTGGTTCGTGAGGTTGACATCACGGTCGAGGACGGCGGTAAGACGGAAACCGTGTCGCCGAAGATCGGTGAACAGGGCACCGGTAACCCGCTGAACCTGTACAAGACCGTATTCGAGATGCGCGAGAAGCTGAGGAAGCTAGAAGCGAGGATGTAATGGCAGAACTTAGTTATCCGTTCTCGGCCGCCAATGGTTCAGGCGGCTCTAATACGGTCTCTCAGGCGCAGTGGCAGAAGATGTCGCACCTGTGGGGAGGCGACCGGATCGACACGCGTCTCACCGCGTCCTCCTACACGAATGGGGCCCTTCCGTTCGTTGCGAGCGTCAGTTCCCGGAACATCGTGGTCGCAGCGGGTACGGCATGGGTCGGCGGGTTCTACTACGAGCTGACTGGTACCAAGTCCCTCGCGATCGCCGACAACACCACCCAGTACTCCCGTACTGACCTGATCGTCATCCGCGCTGACCTGGCGGCAGGCTCCGTGAACCTCGCTGTGCTCCAGGGCCAGCCCGCGGCTACTCCCATCGCCCCACAGCCTTCACGGACCGTTGGCGGCGCATGGGACATGGTTCTTCATGAGGTGACCGTCCCCGGCAACAACGCTGCCATCGGGGTCAGTTCGCGCAACCAGTACGACATGCCGGCCCCCGTGGCTTCCCCGTGGAACACGGATCTCACCGCGCCTTACACGCAGGTCGGCACGTTCCTGTACGACATGGACTCGAACAACAACGACAGCCAGTCCGAAGGCTTTAAGGGCCGGGATGGCTACCTGACTACCCGGCATCTCGGTAAGTCGCTCGCCTACACGCCCAGCATGTTCAACGGCAAGACCTCTCCGCCTACTCGCAAGGGCCGGTGGCGTTGGATAGCCCCGAACATGATCAATTTTTCGATGACTTTCGAGGCCTACGAAGACACAGGAGTCACGGTCTCGGGCAATAACTGGTACCTCGGTGCCACGCTTCCGAAGCCCGCGAATGGGGCGATGCGGCAGGTACTCACCGGGTTCCTCTCGAACCCCAACGAGGGCGGCAACATGCCGAATGCCATGCAGATCCTTGCGCACACTTCAACTAACTCCACGAACCTGACCCTGTACACGCCCAACTGGACGAATCTTGCCCAGGCCCTCGACGGGCTCAGGGCACTTCCGGCCGGTTCGACGCTCTACATTTCTGGCACGTACGAGGCGAACGCTTTCAACGAGTAACCCGCACTTTTCACAGATACTTCGGCCCCCGGCTCATCCGGCAGGGCCTTTCTTTATGCCCTGATTCAGGAGGTGCCGAGTGGCACGAAATCTCTTTGGTGGTTCTGCCGCTGACGTTGCCGAGGATGTGAACGGTGCCCGTGTCCCTAACGCCACCGGTACCGCGTGGGACGGCCCGACAAGCGGGGCTAACCAGCTCACTGACCTGACCGACGCTGACGGGGCCCCGATCTCGTCCCTGACTGCTGACGCTCAGGGCATCCTTCCCACCTTTTACGGCCCCGATGGTGTGGAGCGTCTGTGGGTCGACTTCGGAGGCGGCAAGGTCGCTCTGACTTCCGTCACGGTTGGCGAGCGGTTCGAAGCCCACCTCGCTGCGAGCGACCCGCATGGGACCAGGGCGTACGTTGACGCCAACTTCGTCAGCAACACCGCTGCCTCGTGGGTGAAGTCCCCGAACTCCGTTGCTGCGAGCGCAAAGGGTGTCTACGTCCCGAGCGGCTGGGGCGAGTTCTGGCGACCGAAGAGGGACGCTGCGAAGCAGGGGACCGGCAAGGCGAACGTAGCCGTCTTCGGAGGCAGCTCGGCTGTCGGCTTCTACGCATCCAACCTCCGCACGAAGAGTTGGCCGGGCGTCCTGGCGACCTCTCTTCAGGCCACCTGTGGCGACGGAGGCACGGGCTTCTACTCGGCTCTCTTCAGCTCTCAGGGCATCTCCGGTTCGGATGCCGCGGCTATCACCCAGTGGACCACCTCTGGCGGACTGGTAACCCAGTCCGGTACTTGGTCCATCGGCGGATACCAGATGGGTCCTGGCTGGGGCTACCTGTACGCCAACACCAACGGCGCCACGCTCACCTTCACGGTGCGCGGTACCACGGTCGGCATCTACACCCTGAGCGCTGACGGGGCTCACTCGCCCTGGTCGTACTCGATCGATGGCGCTACCGCTGTCGCAGTCACGGACACCGCGACGACTGGTCTGGTCGTTCGCAAGACCACGGTCACGGGCCTGTCGGCTGGCACTCACACGGTGAAGCTGACGCACACCGGCACCAGCAGCCAGTACCTCTCGGTATTCGGTGTCTCCGGTGAGAACGCCTCGGGAACCGTGGTGAATAACTTCGGGCGCCGGAATGGTTTCGCTACCCACTACACCGCCTCCGGGCGACTGGACTGGAATGGCGGCCCGAGTTACCCGGCCGATCTGGCCGTCTACATGGTCAGCCCCGAAGACGTTATGAACGGCGTCTCCGCTGACGCTTGGGCGGCCACTGTGCGACAGCACCTCGCGTACATCCGCGATGGTGGCTCGCTGACCGGCGCAACGGACATTGTCATCGCCCTCCCCCACATCGGAACCGCCGACTTCTCGAACCTGCGCTATCAGGATTACGTCGACCGCGCTCACGGCCTGGCGTTGTCCTTCGAAGCAGCGCTAGTCGACCTGTGGAGCATGGGCCGAAATTCTTGGAACTACTTCAATGCGCAGGGCTACTGGGCCAACCCGGCTTCTCCGGGTGCGGCCGGCACTGACTCTGTGCACCTTTCCGATGCCGGTAACTCCTACGTCGCAGGAGTAATTAACACGCTCCTTCAGAGCTGACTAGGAGGAATTAATGGGTAACTCACTGATGGCGCAGGTAATCGCTGTAGCCAAGAGTCAGGTTGGTTATCGGGAGGGATACACCGAGGGTGGCTGGACCAATGCCGAGAAGTTTGCGGCGGAAGTCCCCGGCCTTTCTTGGGCCCAGGGGCAGTCCTGGTGCGCGGTCTATACCTCGTGGGTTGCGATGCGCGCCGGTTGCGCGTCGCTATTCCCTCGTACCGCTGACTGCTCGGCTGCCGTTACGTGGTTCAACAGCGCTGGCCGCTGGTCCTGGTACCCGGCTATCGGTGCTCAGGTCATGTACGGAACTTCGGGCCAGGATCACACCGGCATTGTGTACGCCTACGACACGACTTACATATGGACGGTCGAAGCGAACACCTCGGATAACGGTACTTCCGAAGGTGACGGAATCTATTTCCGTAAGCGCAAGCGTTCCGACGCGAATGTGTACGGCTACGGCCTTCCGGCCTACCCCGAAGGCATCATCACGGCCGATACCGCGAAGAAGGGTGTCTCCGGATACACCTACGCGCTCACGCACATGGGCCCTGGGCCGGCCGAGCTGCGGCCGGGCGGGCTGATGACGAACAACCTGGTCGCGGACACGCTGAGCGTGGACGGCGCAGCCCATGCAGGCCGCGTATTCATCCAGCAGAACGACTCCTCGACCGTAGCCCTTGAGGTACTTGGCGCCACCTCTACCGCCCCGTCCATCGTCCGATTCAAGGACGCTGACGGGAACAACGTTTTCGAGATCACGGGCGCTGGTGCTCAGATCACCAGTTCCATCGCCTACTTCACGAAGGCTCTTCAGCTCGGTAGCACCACCGCGGATCTCGGCGGCAGTTCTGGAGCGGTTGTCAGCATCAAGAATGTGACCACTGCCCCGACCACGAATCCGAGTGGTGGCGGAATTCTCTACGTGCAGAGCGGTGCACTTAAGTACAGGGGTTCCAGCGGAACCGTTACCACCATCGCACCTGCGTAATAGGGGAGAGCCATGAGCCCTAAGAGCATCATCGATTACGCGGGTCTCATATCTGCTGTTGCTGCCGCCCTGATCATTGTCAGGGCGGCTTGGCAGACCAATACCGCGAAGGTCTGGAAGGAAGAGGCCGAGGCGCAGCGCGCCCGAGCTGACCGACTTCAGAACGACATGAATGAAATTAAAGAGCGGCTGACTCGCATCGAGGCCGAGAACGCTCGGCTCATCGAGCTACTTACCGCACTTGACCCTGAACGAATTAATTCGCTCCGCCGCTGACGGCGAGAGAACGACGTGTAGCCCGGCCGTGTCCGGGCTTTTTTGATGCCCAGAGGGAGACGACATGGCCAGTCAGGCTGCGAAGGTATTGAGTATCGCGAAGGTCGAGGAGGGCTACCGGGAAGGCTTTTCCGGAGGCCACTGGAACAACAAGGAGAAGTACGCCAACGAGGTTCCGGGAATGGCGTGGGTGAGTGCGGGCGGATACCCCTGGTGTGCGCTCTTCGTTTCGTGGGTGGCACTCAAGGCGGGCGTCTCCGACCTCTACCCCCGCTCCGCTTCGTGCGCGTACGGAGTGAACTGGTTCCGGCAGAAGGGCCGATTCAGCGAATACCCCGCGGTCGGCGCTCAGGTATTTTTCGGCCCTGGTGGTGGAACGCACACTGGCCTGGTAGTCGGATACGACGCGACCACGATCACCACTGTGGAAGGCAATACCAATACGGATGGCTCCCCCGAAGGCAACGGGGTTTATCTGCGTAAGCGTGACCGGAAGAGTGCCAACACCTACGGGTACGGCCTGCCTGCCTTCGCTGAGGGTGTGACCACCGCGGACCCGTCCCTGAAGGGGAAGGCCGGTTACCACTACGCCGCGAAGGCGTCTGCCCCGGTCGGTGCCAGCTCGACGGCGACGCATGCCAAGCCCAGCTCCTCGAAGACGAAGGCCGTGGTCGTGAAGTCCGGTCAGACCCTCGGGGTGATCGCTGCCAGTGCTGGTGTGTCCCTCGCGGTCGTCCTCGGTCTCAACCCTGGGATCAAGGACGCCAACGTGATCCAGCCGGGCCAGAAGGTGACCGTGCCGGCCTCCGCTCCGAAGGCCAGCTCGACGCCGAAGGCGACGACCGAGCCCAAGACGACTACCAAGCCGAAGGCGAGCGCCAAGCCGACCAAGTCTCAGTGCAAGTGACCTTTTCCTGACTGGAGTTGCGAATGAATGAATTCATCTCGAAGCACGCTGTTCGAATCGTTGGCGCTGCTGCGGCTGCGGTCCCGCTGGCCGCGTTCCTCTTCCCGGACGTCCCGTGGGAGGGCCTTGTAGCCACTGCTGCGGCCCTCTTCGGTGTGAGTGAGGTTGCCCAGCGACACGAGGACACCAAGACCGCTGCTGCGCTGGCCACTACGTCCCCGTGGGACCGTGCTGCGGCTGCGCAGAAGGCCCTTGAGGGCATCGCAGCGGAGAAGACGGCCGACGCATCGGCCGACCAGGCGAGTACGCCTGCCCAGTACTGAGGCGGAGGGGTCCGCTTCGGAGTGAGAGAACGTCCGCGTGAGAGTGGACATAAAAAAAGCCCCCTACGCCGTGAGGCGTAGGGGGCTTTTTCTCGTTTCAGATCAGTAAGGGCGCTTCTCGTGCGGGTCACCCATATAGGCAGGGTAGAAGTACCCGATCCGGATGTGCTCGCCATCGTGCTCAACGGTGACCTTGCGCGGATGCTGCTTGATGATTGCCATGATCAGCTTGGCGGCCGCGAATTCGTCGCTCTCCGAGTAGCTGAAAGTGACGTGGTAGTACTCGCCGTCCTCGGTCAGCTCACCCACCTCGTACGTGGGTATCCCGAGCATGGTGTGTGATCCCTGCATCATCGCCCACCACTCGATGTTCGTCTGTGGCATGTAACTCGCGCCCCCTCATGGCTCATGTAACTGGTGATCATATGTGGCTGATTTGTGCACACAAAGTGGGGCCCCCGTGGAGACGGGGGCCCCTCTCACCTGCGACTAGAACTTGCCGTTGGACAGCGTCTCGGCGTCCTTGTCGTACACGGTCACCAGACCGTTGTCACTCGACTTGCCCCGGCTCTTCTGCCAGTCAGCGAACGCCGAAGCGATCAGCTTTCCGTCGTTGCCGTGCTGGCCGAACATCCCGCCCGAGTAGTCGGTGTAGACGTCGGCGGTGTCCAAGATGTTGTTGATCTCGTCTCCGCCCTGGACCTTCGTGACGTGCTTGACCGCAGCAACCTCGGTCGCCGTGCCGTGCTTGGTCACGTAGGCCGCGAACTGCTCCTTGACCGACTTCGGGGCCGCCTTCGGCTTGCTGGTGGCCTTCGGCTTGTCGGCCGCCTTCGGCGTCTCCGACTGGACCACCGCGGGCTTGTCCGCCTTCGGCTTGGACGAGTCGTCGTTGCCACCCGAAGCAGCACCGATGACGACCAGGGCGACGATTCCGCCAGCGATCCACTTGCCCTTGCTCATGATGTTTCTGTCTCCATACTCGAGTTTTTGTGTTGGTCGGACGCGGGTCCGACTTGGTGGCGCTCTCGCCACTCGGCCCCCTTTCGGGCATGGGAAAGGCCCCCGGCCGGCCTGCGTCCGGGGGCCCGTAATTCAGTGGGGGGTCAGTCCTTCCAGACCCCGTCTCGCCACTTCGTAGCCAGAGACGAGTAACGCCCCTGCACGAGTCGTGAGGGGCGCTTCTGGGGCATGAGGAGAGGAGACAAGGTCACGCCCCGACCGGGCGGAACATGGTGTAGTCGGCGCTCAGCCAACCGATCACGCGGCGTCGGGCGTTGTCCCACACCTTGAATCCCCCCGTCTCGTCCCTCTCCCCGAGCCACCCTTCGAAGAGGACACCCGACCGGATCGGCTTCCGCGGCTCGATGTACTCCTCTTCCTCCTGGTCCTCCTCGACCGCCAGGCGCTCGTTCCGCTCCTCGGGCGGAAGCGAGTAGTCAGGGCGAGCGTCGGGCAGCTCGACCAGCGGCGGCAGGGCCACGATCTCTTCGTCAGTGGCAGGGACGGCCCAAATCTTCGAGGCCGTGTGCACCTCGTCCACCACCTCATTGGTGTGCACGTCGACCAGTTTGTTCATGCCGAACCGGGACTCCGCCCACCGGACACGGACCATGGCGTCAACCTTCGGCTTGCGCTTCGCGAGACCGCCGTAGCGGAAGTACCGGGGAGCGTTGCCCCAGTTCACGAAGTCCCCCATCTTGCGCTTCTGCCACTCGGGATCGGGCGTCTCGTCCTGGTCCTGGTGCTCGTCGTCGTCCTCGACCAGAGCCGGACCATGACCGCGGATCGCGGCCTTGAAACCGTCAGCGTCCATGGCCTTGTAGTGGGCATCGGGCATCGCCGCCCACCAGACGCGGGACTGGAGACGCATGGTGTCAACCAGCTCGCGCGTCTCCAGGTCGCGCAGCTCGTACGCCCCGCTGTCGGTGTAGGTGACGCTCACCTTTACGGCCTTGCTCGGGCCCTTGCTGCTCTTCCCGGCCTTGCCTCCGAAGAGGATGACGGCCGAGCTGACGCACGCCCGCAGCTCGGTGTCCTGCCACTCGATCCCGGCCGGGTCGGCGGTCAGCAGCTCGATCGTTCCCGTGTCCCCGAACATGGTCACCCAGGTTGAACGGTCCGTGGCGTCCTGGCTCTTGTCGCCCACGAACACCCGCCACGCCTTGACCGAGACCCCGTCACGCTGCGCCTTGACCTCCTTCGGCTCCCACAGCAGGAAGCCAACGCGGGTCACCTTGTGCCCTCGGGTGTCGACTCCCGAAGCGCTCACGTAGTCGCCGTGCTTGACGCCGGCCAGCTTGGTCTTGAGGTCGTTTTCCATGTCTTCCATCTCCCAGTTGATAGAGCGGGCACGGCCTACGTCGTGGTTATCCATGAGGATTCGCAGGCTCGGGATTTCAAGTCGTTGGGCGCATACGTCGCAGTCGCAGGCATGGCCTACGCACTGCTCGCAGCCGATTACGTCGCACAAGCGGTCAGGCCCGTACCCGTCTCCTCGGGTGTAGGAGAAGGGGTAGAGGACGTGCTCTCGCTCGTATTGGTGGCCGTGCGCCACCGGGATCTCAGGGCACGAGGCAACAGAGAGCCGGGCCGACTCCTTCGTCAGGAATGCGGCCCGGCAAGCGGTGCACTGCAAGCGCCCTTCGGGGTGCGCTCTCAAGTTGTGTCGCATTAGAAGAGGGCGGCCAGCTGCTCTTCAAGGGAGGCGGGGGCGGGAGCCTTCGCGGGAACCGTGCTCTTCTTAGCCCCCGCCTTGCTGGCCTTCACCGGCTGCTCGGTGGAGCCGACGACGGACAGTCGAGGCTTCGTCGCTACCTTCCGCTTGGGCGTCTTGACGGGCACCTTCACCTCATCAACCGGCGTCGGCTTGGGCTCTTCGGGCGTGATCACTTCCGCCTGGACATCAACCAGGCGGTAAATGATCGTGGGAGCCCCGCGGCCAGCCGTCCGCTTTTCCGTGGTCATTTCCACGTCCGGCATGTCAGCCACCATCGCCTTCAGGCTCGCGGCCGTGACCCGCGTACCCAGCGACCGCAGGAGAAGCGTCGAGGTGACCTCGCCGCCGTACATCTCCAGCTTCTCCCGGACCATGTCCGGCACGGTCTTGACCGCCTTCTGTGAAGCGTTCGCGGAGTCCATCACCAGCTTCTCGACACTGGCCATGGAGTACGAGACGAAAGCCCAGGCAGCTTCCAGAGCCTTGCGGCTGATCTTCGTCTTACGCTCGGACGCCGTGAAGATGGCAGCGACTCGGGCGACCTGTTCGGCCGACCGCTCCATGTAGCAGGACAGGTGCTCGGGCATCTCCGCCATGCGGTCCTCGATGATCGCCCGCAGCTCGTCATACCGACGCCCGGCGTCGGCCGAGAAAGCGATCACCCGCTGTTCACGCAGCGCCCAGTGGTACGCCTCCGTGAGAGCCTTGGTCTCCGCGATCTTCGGCTTGTGGTTGTACGGGAGCATTTTCGACCGCTCCACCAGGACCGGCAACAGGCGGTTGAACGAACCGCCCAGGGCCTCAGTCGCGGTCACATACTTCGCCCACTCCCCCGGCGTGATGTGGCTGTGGAAGCCCAGCAGAGGGCGCGCAACCTCTTGGATGCCCTTCTTGGTGGTGTTCGAGATCGGGGCCCCGTCCCATGCGGTGCGGAGCTGCTGACTGAAAGTCGGGCAACGGCGCGACCGCTTCAGGATGGCCGACCATTCCTCTTCCACGATCAGCGCCCGACCGTCCTGCCCCATCTCCGAGCGGGGGGAGTCCATCTCAAGCGTGTAAAGCATGTTCACCAGGGACGGGCCCGACGTGACACCCGCGAACGTGCGCTGGTGCATGAAGCCACCGATGGACGGGGCCAAGATGCGGTCAGTGGTCCGCTTCGCGGTGCCCTTCCGACCAAGTGCGGACTTGCCGACAAGGACCGTCCAGATGACGGCCGGCCTGCCCCCTTCCATGAGGACTCGGCCATTGAGGGCCGCCGAGAACACGGCCAGCGTGGACGCAAGCACGCCTATCGGGTCCGCCTCCGTGTGCGGCATCGCGTTGGTCACGGCCTCACCGATGGGGCCGTACTTCATGGACTCAAAAGCCTTGGACATGTGTTGATCCCTTACGCGCTCTGCGCGGTCGTCGTCTCAGTGGTGAACAGGGCTTCGAAGTAGGCGCGGAACTTCTCCCCGTGCTCGTCGCACAGGTCGTAGGAATCCCCGGCTACCGAAAGTGCGGTTGTCGCGTCCCGCTCATCGCCCTTCTTGTCGCAGGCATCGCAGTGCACGACCTCAACCATCTTTTTCACGCTCAATCTCCCCTTGTCCGAGCGTCCATAGCGAAGGCCGGGGCAACATCAATGCCCCGGCTCTCACTAAAGGCGTTCGTCACCCGGGGTAGAACACGACCGCGTTAGCGGTCGGTTCCGGCTCCCCCGGCAGCCAAAATTCCTCGCGCGGCTCAATCCAGCGTGGGTCAGCATCAATCACGCCGGACGTCGCCCGGTAGAACGGGCGGTAGTAATTCCCGCATGAGTCCTTGGACATGATCACCTGGAAGTCGTCCGGCACACCTGCCAGCAACTTGCGCAGCTCTCCAACCGTCATCCGTAAACCACCTCTCCGAGCGTGGCGACCTGCATTACCTGGTCGGCCGAGTCCGCATCGAAGTCCGCGTGTTCCGGCCCGTCCTTCAGGAAGGACACGCATTCCTCGTACGTGTACTGACTCACGTACTTGGACACTCGACCGTCGACTATCCGCCACATGGCACCCAACAGGATGTTGTGCGTCACGACCATTTCAAGCGCGGGCCCGTCGTTGTACGGGTCATCGATGGGGACAATCACATTCCAGAAGTCGGGAGCGTCGCCGCGCTGGTCCCATTCCGCCCGGACGACTCCCCACCAGGAGTACATGTCGAACGAGGCCCCGAAGATGTGGTCGTAGGTGTCCTGCGGCTTGATGTTCTCGATCACGGGTGTTCCTTTCCAGGGTTCAGACGAGAGCGGGGAGACCGACGACCAGGCCGCGTGCCTCATGGAAGGTGTCCGTGACCTTCTGCACGAACAGTTCCGCGACCGCAGCCGGGTCGGCGTAGATGTCGGCCGCCTTGTGGCAGTCCGCGTAAAGCGCCCTCAGTTCCTCGAAGCGCTGGTCTGTGTCATCGGTCCAGGCAATGACCGCCGCGCGGTCTGCCAGTGCCTCGGAGTCCTCGGCGTATCGCTTCATCAGGCTCACAGTTCCTCCCCTATCGCTTTCTGGTATCCGGTCCATACACGCGCCGGTATCCGGCCTCGCGTGCCTACGAAGAATCCGTTTTCGCGGCCCCACTCACGGGCCTTACGCATGTGCTCTTTCATCTGCCAGCGCTTCTCTTGCGCGGCTTTCGAGCGTTCCCACATCTCCGCCCATTGACGTTTCCGCTCTGCCTCGCGAGCGTCCCGAGCGTCATCCCTCGGCTTGTACTCGACGTAGAAGCGGACTTCCGGAGGCGTTACCGGCGAGCGGTCATCCGCCGTCCGCATTCCCTGACGGACCATGTAGGCCCGTACGTCCTCGGGGTCGACTTCCAACTGCTCTCCCTTCCCAGTGGCCAGCACCACCCCCAGGCCGGCGAGCCTCTGGGGGTGACACAAGCGACTAGGCGAGGGCCTTTTCGAGGGCAGGCCGGTACGGCTCCGGGCGGTACCGGCCGCCCGCCTTCGCGCGGTCGCAGGCGTCCTCGTAGAACCCGCGTATGCACTGGTCGCAGAGGTAGACCAGGCCGAGGCCCACCATGTCGTAGGCCGGTCCGCGGTGCCTTGCGCACGTGTGGCAACGGCCGCCCCCGGCCGTGTGCATGAAGCTGACGGCCTCCCGGCCGTTGACCGTGTTGCGGAGCATGACGAAGGCGTGCGGACGCTCGGATGCGTCCTTGTAAGCGGCCTTCCAGTCCTCCCCGTATTCGTTCACGAGCTTCATTGCGCAGAAGCCGTCGTGACTGTCGCTCTCGCAGGTGTGCACGTCGTAGGACCAGGGCATTACAGGCTCTCCTTAGAGGGGTTGGCGTCGAACAGGGCCGCGTATTGGGTGGACAGAATGACGAGCAGCTCCGCCCGACCTTCGGCCGTCAGGACCATGGGGTTAAGGGCGTCGCGCTCCATCACGCCGACGACGTGAGCGGCCAGCTTTCCGGGGTGGCGAGCGTCGACCAGGGCCGCGCACTCGGCGCACGCATTCCAGCGGCCGTCATCGAACTGCATTACGCCACCGATGGACGGCATGAAGCCCATGGGGATCACGTAGACGCACTCGGGTGCGCTGGCCGTGCAGAAGTCACAGATGTTCAAGGGGGGTTCCTATCTCGGGTTAGCGGCACACGCCGCAGCGGCGCAAGTGGCTGTCTAGCTTTCGGGCCATCGAGCGTTTCGCCCCCAGCTCCCACGTAGCCGCGGAACGGGCCACCTGGTCATTCATGTTGAGCGTCGCCGTGCCGTGCAGGTTCTTGACCTCATGTGCGAACTCGGCCTCTATGCGCTGGTACTTGGCACAGCGGAAGCGGGAAAGGGTGCTGACCGTCATCGGGCATCCACCAACGGGGCGTGGCCACGCAGCACGGCTACGGAGTGCAGGAAGTACGCGACCTCTTCCCCGAACTTCTCTTCGGCCAAGCGGTCGGCTTCATCCGAAGCGTCCGAGGCATTGGCGGCCCACACGTGGAATACCTCGGGGTCATCCTGGACGCGGATGTCATCGCATCCCGCATCGAACATGTCCGAGTCCCAGTCACGGACAACGGTGTACGGATTCAGGCGGAGCCGAGCGGCGAGCGTAATGAGTGAGCGAACCATGGGTGCCCCTTTCTGTTCGGGTGGGCATGGAAACGGCCGGGCACTGGCCCGGCCGCAACCAAACTCAACCGTTCAGATCAGGCAGCCGCCTCGACCGACCAGCCCTCCAGAATCGCGACCGAGTACCACAGCTCTGACGCCTCCACGTCGTCGTACTCGGCACCCTGGGGGATCTCGTCAATGTGCCCCGCGTACTCCTCCCAGGCAGCCTCGCGGGCGGCCTCGAAAGCGCCCATCCGGTTGGGTGCCTCGATGTGCATTACGGGCGCGTCGAAGAACCCGTAATCCCCCGCCCAGTCCAGGACGACCGTGTACCGGTTGAGCGTGCCGAAGTCGATCTCAACCACCTCGACCGAGGCAGGCTTACGGAAGTGGGCAACGATGCGAGCGAAGGGGTTACGCATGGTGTGTGTCCTTTCCAGGGCATGAAAAAGGCCGGGGCAACATCAATGACCCGGCGTGAATGTGAGAGGGAGGGGCGAGCGTCAGCCGTTGCTCAGCACGTAGAACGAGGCACCGGACGGGCCGCGAACCTCGACCGTGTAGACCGCGCCACCGTTGATGTCGTCATGCGCCATGGACTCGGCGACCGCGCCCAGGTGGGCGGCGATGTCCTCGGGGATGTCCGAGCGTCCCTCGAACATTTCGGCGTGGTGGGCTGCGACCGCCCGCAGTTCCGTACTCTCGTCGTACTCGCCCAAGAGGCGGTCAGAGATCAGGTCGGGGATGTCTTCGAGGGCGTGACCGTCCTCAACGAAATGGGCCACGAGGACGGCCGGCTTGTCCTTCAACAGGGATGCCAGCGCAGAGACCCGCTCGAACGACTCCCACTCCCCCAGCTCGATACCGTCGAACTCGTCGTAATCGTGGATCGCCCACTCTTCAGCCTTGCCCCCGTACCGCTTCGCGGTCGGCGACTCGGCCAACATGGCGTTGACGTCGTCCTGTATGGCGTCCGGGTCCTGGTCGGCGTCGATCCATTCCCCGTGCAAGACGCCGTGGTTGTAGTCGGTCAGGCTCGCTACGTAGATACGCGGCATGGTGTGCCCCTTCATAGGTGGTGTGGTGCGTCCGGTGATGAGTGAGGCCCCCGGCCGTCGAGCGTCCGGGGGCCAGGCACACGACCGGCTAGCGGGTGTACTTGCGCTTGTAGAGGTTCAGCTCAACGAACACGGGCGGGAGCCCGTAAGAGGCCGCGTACTCGACCGCTTCCGCGTAGTCGTTGAACCGCTTGTGCCAGGCCGGGCCGATGTGGGCGACATACATAGGGGCGTCTCTCAGTCCAGGTAGAGGGATTCGGGGTGCGTCGACCGCAGGTGTTCGTAATGCATCCGCAGAACCGCGTCTGAGCGGTCCCACGGGATGAAGGGGGCGTGGCCGTTCACCAGGTCGCCAACGTCCATCCGCACCGGCCGCGGCGGGAACACGTAGGCATGTTCCGGGCCGGTCCCCAAGTGCAGGAGTACGCCGGACGGTTCGCCGCACTCGGCCGTGAACCACAGCACGTCAGTGAGTCGCATGTCAGAGCACGTCCAGACCGAGAAGGGACATCAGCTCTGCGACCGTGGGGGCGCATTCGTGCGTTGCCTCCCACACTGCGAGCGCGGTACGGGCGTCCGACTCCGTGGGCAGATCGGTAAGGCCGAGGGCTCGCCCAAGCGAGCCATCCGACACGCAGCGCACCTCTGCGCCCTCCCCGCACTGACACACGGTGCGTACAGAACGGGTGAGGACAACGGCACGGGTGTACTGAGACATGAGGTTGCCTTTCTGGGGGGTGTCAGTGGGACTCGGCGAGCCAGGAACATGCGGGGTCGAAACCCATCTCGCAGTCATCCGACTTGCTCTCGGTGAAACCGTCGTTGAACGTGGCCACGCTCCCGCCGTCATGCGCGGTAGGGGTGTGCGCCGTGACGTGACCGGCCAGGACCAGGACGACCGCAGCAGCGGCCCCCGCGACGTACTTACGAATGCGCATCGCGCCTCCAATGTGTCGGGCATCCGGGGTGACCGGACATAGCCGCACTCGCCAACATCAATGGCGAGTGCGACTAAGAGCGTCCACCCCTCGAAACAACCTTTATGCGACGAACATGAACACGGTCGTCTGACCGGCCGCCTGAATTTCTTCGTGCCACCGCCGGGCCAGGATGAGCGCCATAACCGCCCGCTCTTCGCGGCCGATCTCCCTGTCTTCCTGGCAGTACATGCAGTGCCATTCGGTCATCTTCGACGTGATGTCGCCCGACTCCACAGCGTCCCGGAACACGTCCGAGCATTCGTGAGACGACACATAGCAGCCGCAATCGTGGCCCGCGTGGCAGGTGAAGTCGTCCGGGTGGTTCTCTTCGTCTTCCAGCTCGGAAGCGCGCTCTTCGTTCAGCCATCCGTAAGAGGCCAACGCCCCTTCCAGTTCCGCGACGACCGCAGCAACCGCCGCATTGTCCGCGTCAAAGACGTACGTCTCACCGGGCCCGTAGGCCCAACCCATGCCGTCGTCCGCAGCGTTCAACGCCTCTTCGATCGCTTCCGCATTCGACGCACCCTGCGCCCAACGGGCCGTGTCGTACCCGTAATAGCGCTGGTCGGTGGACGACGAAGCGGGGTGAAGGTTGTCCATGATCAGGCCAATGTGCGCCCAGTCGTTGTCTTCGGCCGCCGTCTCGAAGTGACCCAGCGAATAGGCGTAGCTCTGACTCGCGTAGTCCTCGACAGCCTCAGTGAACTTGGCACGCCAGGCTGCAATTTCGTGACCGTATTCAGGGGCGAGAGTAAGCATGGTGGAGCCTTTCTGGCGTAGGTATGTGGCTGGTCGATTGACCAGACTTAGCCGCATCCCGGCAACATCAATGCCGGGATACGACTAGGCCCGTTCATTCCCTCGAAACAACTTTCAGGGCATGGCTATGCGCAGCGCTCATCCGCTCGCATCTGGCATGCCCAGCACCACCGGGCATCCCGGCAGCACTCCCGCTCACGGGTCGTGAATCCGGCCGGTATGAGCGTCCAGCCTTGAGCGGTCACGATGATGCCCGCCCGGTACAGGTCGACCATGAGCCGCGACTTAGCGGCCCGGCCACTCGACGCCACGACGTCGAGCGTTTCCAGCGGGTTGCCCGCACGGTCGTACACGTCGACCGTCCACACCTTCTGTTCGTAGGTGTGCTGGCCGCGCTTCACAGTGCAGCCGCAGGAAGCCTTACGGGTGTCAGTGCGCATTGCCTTACTTCCCTTCTCAGATCAGGTCGAGAGTGCACGTGACCATGGGTCGACCCATGTCCAGTCGCGGGTTCGAGTAGCGGGAGCCGTAGCCGTCCAGTACGGGCGACCAATCACCCGCACCGATACCGGAAATGGACCCGCTACCGTCGACCGCGCGGAGCGTGTAAAGCGTCTCTCCAGTGAGGTAGTGGACGCCGTAGACGTCCCACACGACGTATCGCTTATCGTTGAACGTGACTTTCTGGTCAAGCATTCGCGCGCCTTTCTAGGCTGCTGTGTTCGCCACTCTTCCGTTTCGAGTGGACATGGCGTAAGGCAGTCGAATGACTGCCCCCACCAAACGCACTCGACGTGCGATGTGTGCGCCTCACACGCTTAGGGCCGTGACCGGTAGAGGCGAGTATCAGTCGCCCCTTACGTCGCACGCCGGACACGTGGTGTCGGCTGGTATTGCAGGGTGATGCAAGGGTGAAGCTGGGCAAGCGGGTCGTTTCTCAAGTGCAGTCGGCGAGATCGCAGGCCCTAGCCCGTCGCTCCCTCGAAACAACTTTTTGCCCGTAAAGCAGGGGTGATCTATTGATACCGGGTGATCAGGTCCGGCTATTCGGCACACGCTGACGACGTGTCCTATTCATGGCCCCTAGATGGGACAGAAGGTGGGTAGGACGCCCTGTCAGCTAGCTGGTCAACACCTGTCATCACGCTTTCCCTATCGCTCCTGAGTAGCCCCCAGGACCCTTCCTAAGTCGGTCTGTTCGTTGCTCGCTTCCCCATAGATGCCCGTCGCACTGCCTACACAGTGCCGGTGAGGCTATGGGAGCGCTGCGCCTACTGAGACTGACGTCAGTACTCGCGCTCGGATGCTGGCCTATTCGCTGCCAGACGCCCTATCCACTCTTCAGTTATCAAGTAACTCGCGCTCCGGTCGTATGGCCCCTTGTGAGGGCTAGGGACGCCGTACGCATGCCCTTTAATTCATTCGCTCCGTCCGCGCTGGCCCGTTCTCTACGGTTTCCCTGATCTCCCCGCTTAGCGGGGGCGGTACTTCCGGAGGGGCTTTCCTCGCGGTCGTTGTGGCGACATGGAGAACATTAGGTCTAGCCACCCCCCGAAGCAACTCCCGAAGCAACTTCCTGCCCACACTCTAAGTAGGGAAGATGCGCGTGATAGATCACCATGCAGGGGAATGTCAATATGGCATAGGTGGGTAATACGGACACTTATACCCCCCACCCCTGTGACGCAGGCCACATAGGGAAGGGCTGGCACGTCCAAAGGCGGCGATTTACCTTTGCCTATGCTTTACCTAAAGGGCCTCGACTTGACCCTGCCTTTATTCATTCATTGGGTCGCTCATGGTCCAGGCTTTACACACACTTGACCATTACTCGCCAGTAGGTAGCCCTGTCGGCACCCCTAGGCACCCCCCAACCGTCCGGCCAGCACACCGAACGTTGCCGAGCGTGAGCGCTACCTCACCCCTCGTGCCTGAGTGAATGAATAAAGCCCCCGGATAGGTATTCATTCATTCGTGCATACACATACACACACGGGGGTAATACATACATGCATACAGAGAGGACCCACCGGGGGTGCTGTCCTCGATACGTGTACGAGTTTAAGGAATTTGAAGCCCGCAGACAGCTCGGTGCCGGCCTGTCGGCCCCTAACCCCTCCCAACCCCCCTCAGACCCCCTTCTGGGCCCTCCTGGCGGCTCTCAGGGCCTCTGACCGGCCCGTTTGGGCTCGCTGACGCCTCGTCAGGGCATCTGAATGAATGAATTAAGAGGGTGGGGGTGATCCGCGGCACACTTTGAGGCTCTGACGTCCTCTAAAAGTGCCCGCTGACACATACATCTTTTTTGTAAGGGGTTTATATACCCTCAGACAGAGAGTCTGATGAGCTGTTACTTATGCACTGGCCCCCTCACCCAAGAGGGGGGCCGGCCTCAGACTGCTACAGGGACTCCTACAGCCCTGGCACGCGACAGAAGTGCCTTGACCTGCACGTTCTTCGAGTGGGGGGTGAGTACGGAGACCATTTCCCGCATACGCTCATCGCACCTACCGGACTGAACCACCGGATAATCGTCCAAAGCGGCATCCCAGGACTTCACTGCGGCTTCGAGGTGCCCTATAGCAAGCTGACGCTCTGCTGTCAAACCGAGGTGGCGCACCTTAGCACGCCTATAGACGCTGTGTCGAAGCTGGTTTGACTCGATCATGGACTCAACGGCCCCGGCATCGTCGCCCAGCTCGTGACGGACCTGTGCGAGGTGGTACATGAGGGAGGACGGGTCGTAGGAGCCGAACGCCTTGCTCTGGGACTCGGCCACCTCCATCGCCTTTTCCGCTTCCTTCATGTACCGAAGGGCCTCGTCCCTATTTCCGAGCTGTGCAGCGGAGTGTGCCTGCTGTCCTGCGAGGAAGGCCCGCATTCGGGGGCCGGCCTGTGGGGAGGCTGCTGCCGCGGCGTCGGCAAGACGCATTGCATGGGTCCCATGACCGAGGTCTACCGCTTGCACGGACATGCCCCGGAGCGTCGTGCAGTAGGTCAGGTGGTCATCTGCGGCCCCGGCCAGTTCCAGGGCCTTGAGGTAGTACCGCTGAGCCAGGCCGTGAAGTCCTTCGTCCACTGCCATGTAGCCAGTGAGGTAGCAGAGGTCGGAAGCGGCGCTCATCATCGCCTTGCGCACGTAGTCAGGCGCCTGGGCCTTCAGATAGCCCGCGACAGTGTTCACGAGGAAGGTGGCAGCCATGGGGCGGGCATGTCGGCCGCCAAACTCGTCGTCCAGGCCGCTCACGCGCTCGGTCATCGCCTCGACCATCTGCACTTCGCCCATGCCGATACGCGTCGCCCTGCCCGCCGCGAACGCCTCGGTGCGCCCCACGACGTCGGGCCAGTCGGGAATGGTCAGCGCCACGGAGAACAGGGCTGCGCCCAGGACGCTCCTTCGAGACGGGTCCATGTCTTGCCTCCCCAGGTCCAAGAGACCTTCCACCGTACCTAGTGGAGATCCATTGCCTTCTGGGGCGGGGAACCCTGCCTCGGCGTGCGTGACGGGGCGGAAGAGACGACGGGAGAACGCTTCGAGGATCGCGGCCCTGGCCTCTTTCCGGGGCATGGTGCCTCGGGTCCAGTGGTTCACCGCGGATTGCTCATACCGCGACGGCCGGCCTACCTCCGTGCCTACCTTGTTCACGGCACTGGCTAGCTGGCTCTCGGTCCAGTTGGCCTCGCGCAGGAGACGGGCCAGGCCCTCGTTCGGCTTCTTCTGAGCCATCGTCAACCCCCGGCAACTTTCATGGCTTTCATGTCCTGCCTCGGTTCCCAAGGTACCGCCGTGCGTGAGCACACGGTTACGTATGGCGTGAGAGATCACCGGAGGGAGAAGCGTGGTGTTCAGCGTGATCCATGAGTCTGAGACAGGTGACAGCAGCGCTATCGACGTCGAGACGATCACTGCCGTCACGAACGATGTGCTGGCCATGGAGCTGAGCACTTCCACCCGTGAGGACATCGACTTCAAGACGACTCGGGTGATCGGGCTCCTGTCCCTGCTCCTGTCCGAAGACCTCGGGGCGGAGGACAACGAGGAGGTCATGAAGCTGTACCGCATGGCGTATGCCCACCTGGACAAACCGAAGCGTCCTACGGGGCTGACGACGACCTACACAGCCTTCGAGTACATGCGGGACACGGGTGTCTTCACCCAGGCGCTCTTGAAGGTCTATGCGAAGAAGATCGGGCACATCGTCCTGTGAGAGCAGTGCTGAGGTTCATCGACTACGTGACCAAGCAGGACCCGTCCGGGGAACTGACCTGGAAGGCCGTCTGCGTGTCTGGGGACGAAGTGGAGTGCAAGGCGGCATCCCCCGTGCTGGGCGGCGACGAGGCCGCTAACGACTGGATGGCCGAGCACACTGCCCAGACAGGGCACAAGCGCTTCCAGCGCATCTTCGAGGACTACGCGATCGTGGAACCGAAGTGACGCGCCGGCCGTTAGTCCGCGGCTGGTGCCTGAAGTGCCACACGACGACTTTGGTTGTGTGGATTGGGCCAGTGGAGCACGACGGACAGACGGCCCCGGCCTACTTCTGCGAGCCATGCTGCGAAATCGTGCGGGACTACATCCGGTCCTACAACCAGCAGTGGGACTCGCGTCCCGCCTCATGACTCCTCGCCTGTCTGCTCCCCCCGTGGTGGGCAGGCGAGGGCTAAGCACCCACCCCGGAGCCTCTTTGGACGGTCGCGCCGGGGTGGGTCTTCAACGGCTGCTGTAGCTCTCCCACACGCCCAGGGAATGAATGAAATAAGCTGTGCCACGGTCCGGGGGCAACGCAGTGTTCCTGGGTCGCAGTGGAACCCCCCGTGACATCAACACGGGGGGTTCCTCTGTGTCTGAATGAGTATGCCCAGCGCATATGGGCACCCGAAGGGTGCCAGCGTGGCAGTGGTCTCCCCCCCGAGTACTGCCCGCTGGTTAGGCCCCGGTCGTTTCTCCCCCGAGCCGATCGGGGCCGCCTCATGTCTGCACGCGCTACAGGCCCCCTGTGCGCGAGTCCGAACCCTCGCGGGCGCTTCGCGCCGTAGACAGCACAGCGCCCCCGGCCGATGGCCGGGGGCGTCTAGCTGAGGCGGAGGAGTCAGGCTGCTTCGGCCTGGTGGCTGCTGTCCGGGTTCAGGACGGTCCACAGCTCTGCCCAGGTGTCCCGGTCTATGGACGGGAGCAGCGTTTCGAGCTGCTTGGAAACCCACTCGTCCACGGTCGGGTAGGTCTCGATCTTCTTAGCCATGGTTCTCCTCCGCACAGGTCTTGTCCCGCAGGGGACGTGCTGTCAGCCGGTGGAGTCGGAAAGGAAGGCCAAGAGGTCTTGGCGGGTGATCACTCCGGTGGGCTTGCCGTCCACCAGGACCACCGCCGCGTCCCGTCCTTCCAACACGGACATCATCCGTGCTACCGGTTCTCCCGATCCGACAACCGGCAGTGGCGGGCTCATGTGCTTCTCGATCGGGTCCCCTGACCCGGCGCGATCGGCGAAGAGTGCGTGAAGCAACACTCGCTCGTCCACCGCCCCGATCACCTCGGGGGCCATCACATCGGGATGCCCAGCACCCTTTGCCACTACCGGCATCTGCGATACCCCGAACTCCCTCAGTACCTCAACTGCGGCCCCAACGGTCTCGGTGGGGTGCATGTGTACGAAGTTCGGGATGCCGCCTCCCTCCTTCTGCTTCAGTACGTCTCCTGCGGTCGGCTCCGTCGCCGTGTCTTCGCTGAACCCATGTTGGCCGATCCACTCGTCTTAGTCAATCGGCAAACATGTATGAAGCTGCTACGATCACCCGAAGCAACTCCCGAAGCAACTACATGGAGGCTACGTCATGGCGGGCACCTCGCGCAGCTACCTGAACCCTGACCTGGTCAGAGCCCTGTCCGAGGGGCAGACCTTCGAGCAGTGGCTAGGGGACCGGATACCGGGCATCGACTACGCCCGGATCTCTGGGGACCAGGCCCTCAGATCCAGCACCAGTGCCAAGACGAAGGAGAAGGGGCGAGGAGTCCGGCACCAGCACGAGGGCAACGCAGAGGCAGCGGCAGAGCACGGCATCGCCATCGTCCGCTTCTACGAGGACAACAACATCACCGCGGCTGATCCGGACATCGTCCGCCCCAGCTTCCGCGAGATGACCCGAGCCATGCTCCACCGGAAGGTCCCCGAGGGCTTCCCCGTCCGCGCCATCGTCGCCACCGAGTACGAGCGAGTCTGGCGACTGCCCGAGGACTACATCCGCTTCCGTCGCGCCGTGATCTCCGAGCCGGACGGCATCTTCATCGAGCGGGGCAAGCCCTACGACATCCACAGCGTTGGCGGCAACATCGTCGGACTCGTCAACTCGGGAGTCTCCGAGGGCGAGGTCTCCAAGACGAAGGAACGCATCCTGCGCAACATGCGCAGACGTGCCCAGGACGGCACCACTCCCGGCGGCCGACGCCGCTTCGGCTGGCTCGCCCAGGACCCCAAAGAGGGCCGGGCCGTGAACATGGTCCTCGACCCCGCCGAGGCCCCCTACGTCCGCAAGATGATCGACTGGGCTCTCGAAGGCAAAGCCTGGAAGACGATCGCCCGAGACCTCAACGAACTGGGATCGGTCGGAGCGTCCGGGAAGCCCTGGTACGGAGAAACGGTCCGCCAGCTCCTCGTCAATCCCGTGATCTGCGGCATGCGCCAGGTACACGGCGAGATCGTCAAGGACGCCAAGACGGGTAAGCCGGTCATGGGTAAGTGGGAGACGATTGCCACGGTTGAAGAGTGGGAAGCGATCCGCGACCTGTCAAAGCGCCGCGGAGCACAGCGGGGCATGCGTCTGACCAACGGCGGAGGCAAGGTTCCTGGTGCCCCCGAATCCCGTGCACGCAAGTACCTCTTCAGCGGCTTCCTGCGGTGTGGTGCTACTCGCAGAGACGGTAAGGCCATCTGCAACGCCAAGATGGGAGGGGTGCGCCGGCCGACGAAGAGCAACCCGGACAACTGCGTCTATCAGTGCGTGACCTTGGATTGCGGGAAGACGGCCCGCAGCTTGCAGAAGGTTGATGAGTTCCTTGAAGAGCTGGTGAAGCGGGCCCTTGAAGCGGAGTTCAAGCACGCGGAGGCGAAGACGACTCCGTGGGAGGGCGAAGAGAAGCTGGCGGCCCTGAAAACGAAAAAAGACTCCCTCGAATCCAGATGGATGGAGGGAGCCGTGTCGGACGACCAGTTCTACCGGCTGACGCCGCAGCTTGAAGAGCAGATTGCGACCCTGGAAGAGGACCGCAGGGAACACGCGGCGATCGAGGCCGCGAACAACACCTACTCCGGTTGGGACCGGTCGAAGTGGGATGGGATGGACTTGACTCAGAAGCGCATGGCCATAGGCCGCATCATGCACGCCGCGATCATCCTGCCCATCCCCGAGGGTCGGTCTAAGAGGGCACCGTTCGACGCCAACCTGATCAAGGTCATCCCTCGTAAGTCGAGTGCTCAGCAAGGCCGAGGATCGCTCGCAGTTCTCGGTTAGCTTCCTCGGGCAGAGGCAGAATGCTGCCCAGCTCCCGCGTCACCCAGTCGTCAACACTGATCGGCTCGAAGGTGCTCAACTCTTAGTCTCCTCACAACAGGACCCCCCGACATCCCGCGTCGGGGGGTCCTCGCATGTCCGGGGCACCGAACCCCTCGAAACAACTTTTTGGTCAGGAATGAATGAATTGGGGCGGCGTCCCGTACCAGCCCGCCGAGTCGCCCGAGTCCCACACCACGCGAGTGATGCCCACACCAGCGATCAGCTTCGAGCAGTCACCACAGGGCTTGAACGTGACGTACAGCGTGGCTCCGGGCCTGTCCTCCGGACGACTCCAGAGGATCGCGTTCCATTCGGCGTGGTACTCGATGCAGCCTTCGTACGACGACCCCGAGGGGGCGTCTCCAGCACACCGTTCGCACTCCCCTGCCAGGCAGCTCTTTCCGCCTGGCGCTGAGCCGTTGTAGCCGGTGCTGACGATGCGATGGTCACGACTCACCAGGACGGCACCGACCTGCTTCCGCAGGCAGTCACCGCGGGCTGCCACAGCCTTCGCGATGCCCAGGAAGTACGCGTCCCAGTCAGGCCGGTTAGTCACTTGGGCTCCCCCGTGAACGGGTCGACCTCGAACGTCTCGATGTCCGAGGCGGCAGCCTCTTCCAGCAACCGCACACGCACCTGGGCGGCACGTTCGCTGTAGCTGCACACGGAGGTGATGTGTCGCCCTTCGTCGTCGGTCCAGCGGACCTTGTACGACCTCACTTCGTCGGCTCCTCGTACTTGTCACAGGTGTCCACGGGCATCCACGTGATGTAGGGCTGCCCTTGGGCGTTGACCATGGTTATGGGCATGAGGTCGGTATGCGACTGGAGACACTTCCGGTCGTCCGTCTCGCACCCCGTGAGGGCCATCACCAGGACGGCGATGACCGCCACGAGGACGAGGTACCTCACTCGTCCTCCTCGTCCAGGTCGAAGAGGGGACCGGCCTCCGCGACGATCGGGGGGTTCATCTCGCGGTCCCAGTACTCGGCGGCGAAAGCCTTCGCCAGATCGGCCGGTACGCCTTCGGCGACTGCGGAGCGGTAGACCAGGCCGGCGACCCCTGCGACGGAGACAGCCACGGAGGCCCGCTTCTCCATAAGGGCCTCGTTGAACTGGTCTTCCAGCTCGTTGAAGAAGGACTGGAAGGGGTTCACGTTGGGCTCGTTCTCGTTCATTCGCATCGCTCCGCGTCGTTGTCTTCTGCACATTCGGCACACAGGCCGGTTTCTACGTCGTACATGTTGAAAAGCCCTACGGACTCATGGTTTTGGCACCATTCACAGCCCTCGATTACCTCGAAGTCGTCATACAAGGGCTCACCGCACCACGTAGGCCACGGGAACGTCTTCGAGCTTGGTGTAGCGCGTGCCGTACGCCTCGATCTCCTTCTCGACCACGGGCTCAGCAGGGTCGTAGGTGTAGCCCTTACAGCAGCCACATCCAGAGTCCGGAATGACGACGGGGATGTCTCCGTGCTCCTGCAACTGCTTCACTGCATCGATGATCAGCTCACTCAGCTTCATTCGTTCTCCTAGTGCTTGCTGTCTTCCAGTTCCAGGACGGAACCCCAAGAGCGCTCACCGATCTCGCCATCCGCGGGGACCAACAGGCCCTTGAAGACGAACTCCATGATTCGGGCCGCCTGCTCGGTCAGTTCCTTCGCCCTCTCCTTGGGGAAGGAGAAAACGATCTCGTCGTGAATCACGAGACGAACCCAGGGGGTAAACCCAGCGCGGTCCAACTCGATAAGGGCTCGGGCAGTGATGTCCCGTGCCGAGGACTGGATGTAGTAATTCAAGGCGGCGTAAGCCCGATCGCGGTCTACAGGCAGACGCCGGCCGGTCGCGGTGTAGACGTAACCGGTACGCCGCGCTTCCTTCTGTAGCTTCTCCGAGAAAGCCTTGACACCGACGTACGTATCCCAGAACGCCTTAACTGCTCGCTTGGCGTCGGACTCCTCAATGCCCCACTGAGAGGAGACAGCACCCCAGCCACCACCGAAACAGACGGTGAAGTTGGTGCCCTTGCCCGCCTTTCGCTTCGGGTGCTTGTCGGCTCCCTCGGGCATGGGCCCGAATGCAGCGATGGCGGTCAGGTTGTGCAGGTCTTCGTCTCGGTGGAATGCATCGAGCATGACCGGATCACCAGAGGCGGCAGCCATTACGCGCAGCTCCATGTTTCCGAAGTCGATCGAGACGGAAACCTCGTCCTCTTCAGCAAGGAAGCAATGCCGCACATAGCCGTCCCCTGCGGGGAACGTCTGCGCCGGGATGGAGCCGGTAATGCTCATCCTTGCCGTGCGCGCCTGGAGCGAATTGATCGATGCCCGCACCCGACCCTGAGAGTCACGTCCGTTAAGGGCGTTCTCGAACCATGTCTTCCTCCACTTTTGGGCCTTGGTCGCTCTCTTGACTGCTTCGGCAAGCGGGTGGTCGATGGAGTCAAGCACTTCAGCATCCATCGCAAGGTTGCCTTTGGCGGTCCGCTTGGTCAGCTTGAAGCCGAGCTTCTGGAACGCCGCTACGAGCTGCTGATTGGAGTTGACGTTCTCAACCCACTGCTTAGCGAACTCGACCCACTTGATTTCCTCCGCCTGCAACTCGGCGACACGCTTCATGGCGTACGCCTCGTCTACCAGGTATCCGGTGCGCTCCAGCTTGGCCGTGATGTGGGCCAAGCGGTGTTCCCAGCCGATCAGGCCCTTCTTTTTGGAGCGGGCCGGCACCATGGCGTAGAGGATGTGGAAGAGCCGGAAGGCAATCACCGGGTCCATGCCCGCATACAGAAGGAATTCGAGGTCGAACGTCTTGACGATCGGCCAAATGTCTTCCTTTTTGACCTTGTACCTCTTGGCTATCTCCCGCATCGAGCCCTTGACCTCTTCGGCCAACTTGAGGTCGATGTAATGCTTCGTCAGCTCTTCGAGTTTGAGGCCGGGGCCGCCTTCCTTGACGGCCCGAGGGTCGACCAGGTGGGCGAGGATCTTGGTGTCGAGCAGCTTGGGCGCGATCTCTTCCAGGGGGATGCCGAGGCAGGCTTCGAACACGTGCTGATCGAAGGTCCCGTTGTGGGCTATGAGCACCTTCGCCCTGCGTACGGCCCAGATGGCGGCAGCTACGAACTCAGGGTTGTACTCGACGGGGAGCACCCAGGATTCGTGTGCGTTGCCGAACTGGACGTGTCGCACTCGGAAGCCGCGGTCGGCATCCCACCAGTTGAGGCCCGTGGTTTCCGTGTCCCAGCCAAGGGCCGGATTGGCTTCCACGAAGTCGATGAAGCGGTCAAGGTCCCAAGGCGTCTCACAGACGTTGATCTGTACTGTCTGACGCTTGATCGTGTAGGAGAGTCTGAGCATCGGGACCTTTCCGCCTCTACAGGCGCAGCGTCGTAAACAGGTAGGTGAGGACCGAACCGGCAGAGATGCCGAGAATGAATGAGATGAGAGCCGTGGCGACCATCAGTCCCCCGTATGGAATTCGAGGGCCGCGGAGAGGTCGAAATACAGCGTCGCGGCGGCCGAGAGGCTGATGTGAACTTGCTCGGTGGAGGAGTAGCCGTCAGCACGGAATGTCGCCGTTACGGTGACGGTTTCCTCGCCCTCGCTATCCACGGTTGGGCGTGCGCCGGCCTCTGCGAAGAGAACGGCCCGATTTCGCTCAGGAGGCATTGGAAACCGCCTCGTACGTCACGGAAACGAGGTCATCTTCGTACGCGTCGGGGTAGTCGACCCAGTTGTTTACGTCCTCGTCCAGCTTGGCCATGGCCTCGATGGAATGGGCGTGGTCGCCGTAGTTCTCGGCAACGGGCTCGTACTCGAAGACGACAGTGACGCGGATGATGTCAGCCATTACTTGGTTCCTTCGAAAGCGCGGATGATGAGACGGGCGAGCAGGTAGCCGAAAAGGAATCCGGCGACGTGCTGTAGGAACTCGATCACTGCTGCATCGCCTTTCGGGCGGCCCGGATAAGGATGCTCAGCAGTAGGCCGGCCCCTACGACCAGGCCCACGAGGAAGACGGAGAGAAGGTCCGCGGAGTCATACATTCGAGGGCTCCTTACACATGTGGTCACGGGACGCCTGAATCAGGTCAGCCAGAAGGACTTGGTTTTCTTCGCAGCAGTCACAGCCACCAGCGGCGATGTCTTCACCGCAGAGCAGGCAGGAGATTTCGACTCCGCCGTTATCCCAGCCGGTGACGAGTACGTGATTGAAATTGGTCAAGGGTGCATCAGACACCGGGCGGGTGTTTCTCCTGCCTTGGCGTAGGTCCAGAGGCCGCATGGGGCCGATGTCCAGACCCAGACATCAGCTCCGATGAAGAGCACCAGGGCGAGGGCTCCTGCGACTGCTTTCATCACGGGGCAACCCTTCCGTGCTTGTCGAATGCGGCTGCGGTGTACGGCATGAGGTTTCGAAGGTGCTCTCCCATCTGGTCGGCAACCATCTGGATTTCGAGCTGGGGACCGGAGGGGAAGCGGGCGTTCTCGCGCTTCGTGCGGAGGCTCAGGAAGTGCATGAGGCTTCGGGCGTTACAGGTCACGTAAAACGACGTGTAGATGTTGACCGGGAGCACCATGCGGGCGACTTCGCGGGCAACTTCGAGATCCAGCAGGCGCTTGTATGTGCCGTATGCCTCGGTGCTGATTCGCTTCAGGTCGCCGCTTACAGCCATGTATTGCTTGTAGGTGCCTAGGGTGAATTCGTAGGCACCAGGCTTTCCGGTCTGCCGCAGGGGCCGGCCGTCGGCCGGGACGTAGAAGACGCCCTGCAATTCCTTGTAGCGACCCGACTCCTCGTTGTACGAAAATCCGGCCCTGTGGCGGAAGAACTCGCGGGCTACGAAGATCGGTGCCTCGACGTAGAACGTGAACGAGGTGTGCTCGAAAGGGCTGCCGTGCCGGTCACGCATCAGGTAGTTGATGAGCGGTTCGACAGGCTTGTTCAGGTCGAGTCCGTCAGCGCCGAGGGTGGACACTCGGGCCGCCATCGCCACATCGAAATCCTTGGCGTCGGACTTCATCAGGTCGACGTACATGTCACTGCGGAAGGTGACGTCAGTCATGACTCTCCGGGGAAGAGAGGGGGGCCAGGCCGGACACCTGACCCCCCGAAACAACTTTTAGGGGAAGAGAGAAGGCGCTACTTGGCCTTGAAGCTGCCGTCCTTCTGTCGCCACAGCGGCTCGCACTGGTCGCTCTTCTCGCGCGCCTGGCAGAAGAGGGCCGCCCATGTGCCCTTCTCGACCAGCTTCCGGCCGTGAGCACAGTCGTCATCGGCAGGACCGCCAGAGGGGGCCGCGCCCTTGTTCACGACTCGGCCGTTCTCGAAGCGCTTCGGGGCTGAACCTCCGCCACCAGAACCGCCCTTGAACTGCTCTCGGGTGTACTGGGCTGCCTTGCTGGTCAGCTCGATGACGCCGTGGTCCTTGAGGGCCTGAACCAGCTCGACCGTGCGGGAGGCCACCTCGTCGGCAGTCGCGCCGTAGATGGTGGGCGTGATCCATTCCGCGTCATAGCCGCTCGACGCCTTGAACGTCAGGCCGATCTTGAACGGGTTGGGGGCGTACGTGGCGGCGGGAGTGGTCATAGGCGTCTCCGGTGCAGTGGTGGCGGTATCGGTGGGGGTCGACGGCTCATCCCACGGGGATCGATCGTCGAAAGGATCGGGGTAGCTCAAGTCGTTTTCCTCTCTTCCCTCTGTCTTCATTTTCCCTCGAAACAACCCCCCGAAGCAACTTCTGGGGCAGTGAAAGGGGTCACATCAATTAAATGGGACAGGCACCTGACGCACAGACCTCGTCATACGAGGTGTCAGAAACCTCTATTCCGCGGGCAGTTGCCTGCCTGCGGTATTCCTCTTCGGTGATCCGCTCGTACGGAGCCTGGGCACGGCTCAGCTCGGGGAAGATCGTGGACCCCTTCAGCTCGGGCATGAACCGCAGAAGGACTTCCATCACGTCCTCCTGGTCGTACTTGGACGGGTCGACGGAGGCCGTGTAGGACACCGCCTGGTCGGCCCATAGCTCCTGGTAGAGGGCCTGTACGGAGAGCATCTGCTCAAGGGTGAGCTGCCCGGCATGCTCGACGTAGGACGGGTCCAAGACCTGATCCACCAATGGGTCCTTCGTCGGGATGGTGACGACCATGGTGTTCGCCGCGTAGATGCACGGCTCCACCTGATAGCCCTTCTCCCTGTACTCCTCCACCTTCTTGGCCTCCTCGGGCTCCAGCATGGAAAACCGAATTCGCCGGTTGAAGAACGTCGCGAACGGAGCATGGATGCCCTCACCCGACGCGCCGGCCACCTTCGAAGTGGTGCCCGTGGGGGCAACCACCCGCGACTTGATCGGGACCGGGATGCGCATGATGTTGGCGTACTCACGCGCCGCCTTGTCCACGGCATCCGCGAACAGACGAAGGTCCGCCCGCACGCCCAAGTCGTCAAACGCCTGCGAATACCGAATGCCCTGCTTGGCCAGGTAATCGGCGAAGCCGAGATGACCCACCCCGATTCGCCTGTACTTCGCGATGGCTGCCGCGGATTTGGGGTCCTCCACCGGAGCACACGTGGCACGTATCAGGTACCGAGTGATGAGCCGGTGGGCCTGCTCCAGGCCCTCGTGATCGACCAGGCCGGACCGGTCCGCGAACGCACCCAGGTTGACCGAGCCGAGGTTGCACGGCTCCCACGGGGTGAGGGTCGCCTCTCCACAGGGGTTGGTCGTGAAGGTGCCGTCGACCTCCCCCTCTGCGGTCAGGCTGCTGTTCCAGAAGCCGGGCTCTCCGTTGGAGAGTGCACCTTCGGCGAGGTGCGCGAGTACCTGAGTGGCCTTGTAGTCGCCTGCCTTCGCCTTCTCGATGAAGTCGGTGTCGATCTCGACGCTGATGTTGGTGGTCCAGTGCTGCGTCATGTCGGCCTTGGACGCCAAGAACAACTCGATCTGTCCGTCAGCCCAATGCATGATCGACATACGAGCCGACCGGCGAACGCCCCCAGACACGATGCAGCGGGCTATCTCGTGGTCGATCGACATAGCGTCCATGCCCGACAGCGGCCAGCCTGCCGCGTCGTTGAGGATCTGCCCGACGTTGATCAGCAGCTCGGCGAACGGCTGGGGACCGCTCGCGGTGCCACCGAACGACTTCAGGGGGGCACCCTTCTGCCGGACCCGGGACACGTCGTAGACCCGGTTCACGTGCTGCACGTCCGTGCGGTGTGCGGTCCGGATCAGGTCGGACAGGGCGTCTGCCCAGCCCTGCCGCGAGTCCTCTACCGCGTAGGCACCAGCCCACGTGTAGGCGTACTCGGTGGAGATCAGACCGGCTTCCACCATGTCGAGGTAATCCGGGTGCGAGGGGTCGCACACGATGTGGACGCGCAGGGCGTTTTCGACAGTCGGGAAGTCGTGCAGGTACCGGTTCGAATAGTTGCTGCCGACACCGCCTCCTTCAGCGAGGCGGAGCAATGTGAAGGAGAAGTGCTCCTCGGGCTTGCTGGAGTCCCAGCCAGCGGCCCAACAGTTGTTGAGCGCGTAGTCGTTCACACCGCTCGACTTCAGGTGCCGGCCTGCGGGCAGCAGCTTGAAGTTCTCGATCAGCTCGACCAGGGCGTCACGCTCGCCCGCCTCGATGTAGCGCGGCGCAACAAGGGCGAGGTTGCCGTCCACGACTCGACGTACAGTCTCGGGCCAGGTCTCCAGGTCCCCGTTCGGCTTCTCGCGCCGATAGGTGCGCTCGTAGACGGTCTGGGCGGTCTCAGTAGGGAACGTCATGCAGTGCCTTTCAGAAGGAGAGGTTGTGTCGGTACTTCGCGGCCTGGGCCTCGTTCAGGACGGCCGTCAGGCCGTTGAGGTCGGCGGGGGTGAGGTTGAATTCCGCGGTGCCCTCTTCGGTGGCCACCAGGACGTAAGTCAGGCTCTCGGGCCCGTCGTCGTAGACGACCGTGATCTCTACGTTTGCCTCGGCGTAGTGCTTGCGGGTCTCGATCATGCGGCGGCCTTTCCGGTGCGCAGGTGGCTGTTCATGGCGATGGCAAGGGCGTCCACGGCGCGGTACGACATCTTGCGTTCGGCGTCGTCCTTGGGAGGCAGGCCGTAAATGAAAATCCTCGTGAGAACGTCTCGGTAGCGGTCGGTCAGCTTGCGCATGGAGGCTGAGGCGTCCAGCCGGGCCGACATGATGTTGTCGGTGATCCGGCACTTGGACAGGTCGTCCTTCTTACCGATGAGGGCAGACACTTCCTCGTCGGTGTACATGAACGTCCGCAGTGCATTCCGGGCCTCTTCGGGCGTGTAGTAGTACTGCCCGTCCATGAGGTCCCGCTGATTCTGTTCCTTGGACGCGTACTGCTTGGCGACTCGCCAGGCCACCTTCCGAAGGAACTCGTCGTCGTCCTGGCGCTTGGCGATGTAGGACGCCTGCTCGACCATGTGGACCAAGATTTCCTGCTGAACATCTTCGGCTTCAACGACCGGCCACTTCAGGGCCATCTCCCTGGAGACCTTCTGCGCAATTTCGTTGATGTGGTCCCAGTTGAGGTCAGTCACTTCTCCGCCTTCGCAAACTTGCCGTTAGTGCCGCGCTTGATGGCCCCGTATCGCTCGCCTTCCACGACAAAGGAGCCGTCGTCCTCAACCGGGATGGCGTGCGGGGTGGCTCCGTACTTCGAGGCGTAGAAGAGGCCGAATCCTCGCTGCCAGTTGGCCGGACCGTTCTTCAGGTATCCGGCCTTACGCACGTCCATGAGGTGACCAACCTCGAAGCCGTAGATGGTCTTCAGCCTTCCGCCGAACCCGTGGGACTCGGGGGAAACGGCCAGCCGGTGAGTGTGGCCCATGACCACGGAGGCACCGGCCTTCTTTGCCTTCATGGCCGCGGTGCGTCCGGCGACCTGATTGAGGCCGGGCGACTCATGTCCGTGGATAGCCACCCAACCGGGGGCGAAGGCGTAGTAGGGCTCTGCCAGCTCGGCCCCGAATCCGTCGAAATCGAGCAGGCTTTCGAAGCGGTAGTGCACGTCGTCAGCGGCCAGGGCAGGGGCGTTCTTCTCCAGGTACTTTTCCGGCCGCTCGTCGTGGTTGCCCTTGAGGATCTTCAGCGGGCCGTCGTAAACGGCACGGAGCGGAGCCATGAAGTTGGTCTTGGCGTACTCGGAGTCTCGGATGACTCCACCGGCGAACTCGTACCGAGTGCCGGCCGTCCAGCGGGACGGGGCCGGGTAGTCCACCAGGTCCCCGATCTGGATTACCTCGTCAGGCTTGTAGTCACCGATGAAGTTGATGACGTTGCGCATCGCGCGCTTGTCCTCGTAGGGCATCTGCGTGTCACTGATGACGACTATTCGCTTCACTGGGTTTCCTCCGCCTCAAGCTGCTTGATTTCGTAGTCGATGTACCAGCGGGCCTTTTTCAGGTCCTCGGCCGTGCGGCCCTTGAAGTCGGCACGGAACAGGTACTTGAGTGCGTTGCCTCGGACGAATCCGAAGTTCTTGGTGATGTCGATGACTTCGAGGCCACCCGGAAGCCACGTGTAGTGAGCCGGGTGGTTCACGGCATCGTGCGTATCCCCCGAAACAACTTCTGAGGCAGAAGAAAGGTCAGCCGTGGCCAACAGGAACTCGCTTTCGTGGATCAGCTCGTTATCGGTGAAGCAGAGGCTTCCGCCACCTTCGAAGGTCACCTCGTAGGGGTAAGGAAGGCTCGCATCGGCGTAGACACTGCTGATGACTCCCACCTTGTCCGAGTAGAGGCCGGCCACGATGTCACTCGGGCGGTAGGCCGCGGGAGCCACCACAACCACACGGTCTCCGACCTTGAAGCGCAGGCTCATACGGTCACCTCTTCCAGCTCGCCATCCCCGAACCAGGCACCCATCCGCCACTCGTCGTCGTCCAGGAGGACGGCGGTGGCCTCGGTCCACTCGGCGTAATTCACGGCCTGGATGGTTCCGAACGCCCCGCCCAGTTCCTTAACCCCGTCCTTGACTCGGACTCGCGTTCCCGGCTCCCACTTCGACTTCACAGGCCCAGCCTCTTCCGGTACTCGTCCACACCATGTGTGTGAATGAATGAATTGATGTCGTGCCCGTCCCCGAGGACGATGACCTTGCTGTTCGGCATCTCCGCTGCCCGCTTGTCGGCTGCGGCGATTCCCGGTTCGTCGTCGTCGGCGATGATGAAAACCGCCTCGAACCCGACGAAGGCCGGATCGAAGTACGGCAGCCAGGCGGAGGTGCCTTGGGTGCCAGCACAGGGAACGTCAGCCAGCTCGGACGCCTCGGCGTCGAACTCCCCCTCACTCAGGGCGATGTAGGGAGTCGGCTTGATCAGCGCCGCCGTGTTGTAGAGGCGCGGATGGTCACCGGGAAGGCTCCGGTACTTGCCGTGTCCCGCGTGCTGTTCCTTGCGGGTTGGTGCGTAGTACTCGCCGTTCTCATCCTTCACACACTCGTCGGCTATGCACCGATACCTGATGGTGGCGACGGCATGGTCACCGCCTGCGGGGCGGAAATAGGGGACGGCAAGCATCCCCGTCATCCGCTCGTCACCAGTTCTCGCCGAACCGACGTACCCGATCCCGAACCGGCTCGCTACGGGTCCCAAACCTCGGGCGTTCATGTACGCCTCGGCGGGGCTCCCCTCGTACTGACTGAAGTACTCCTTCGCCGCCAGCACTGAACCGGCCATCTGCAAATTCCTGGGCCTGCTTGAAGCCACAGCCTTCCTCTCGCATGATCACGTCCAAGCTGTCCTCCCGTACATCACAGGCAAAGCAGCTCCAGCGCTGCCTATCCGTGTTGACGGATGCGCTCGGGTTGGATTCGTTGTGCAGCGGGCACAGAATCTTTTGCCAGCCACTACGGGGCTGGACTGGCACTCCGTAGTAGTGATTCAGGACTTCACTGATCGGAGGCTTCGGGCTGCTCATCTTCGATCTTCCTCGTGCTGACGGGAAAGTCGTAGCGGCGGTAGGAGTCGACGTACGACTTCCGATTCCCGCGCCATTCGCGGGCGTCAACGTTGGTGCCATCGGGCATTACGAGTCCTTGTCGTATGTGTACCGGGGGCCGAGTACTTCCCATGCAGGGAAGTTCTCCAGGTAGTCAGCTGCTCGTCGGAGCACTTCGGGTCTGTCTCGTGCACCTCGCGCCAGAAGCTGTCCGTTACAGCGCTGGCAGAGGAGACCGCGAATTGCCTCGGTCTTGTGGCAATGATCTACGGCGAGGTTTGTGCGACGGGTTTCCTGGCAGATTGCGCAGCGTCCGCCCTGGGCCTCGAAGAGAGTTTGGTATTCCTCGTTCGTGAGGCCGTAGGTGGCCTGTAGGCGGGCGTTTCGAGACGCGGTCCGCCTGGTGGCCTTGCGGCAGGTGCTACAGACCTTGCCTCGGGGCGTGTAGAACTTCTCCGCCCGGTTCTTGCTGCACTTCTCGCACTGGCGATAGCCCTTGCGAGGTTCAGCCACGTCGGAGGGCCGCCTCAAGACGGAGCTGCATCTTCATGTCGTTCATGCCGTCGGCCAGGTCGCGAAGATAGTCGAGGGGGACGACCTTCCAGGTGCGGCCCTGGGCCGTAGGGAGGCTGATTGCGGCGACATGGATACCGCGGCCACCAGCTCGGACGAGATCGCGGGCCAGGCTCCTGAGATTGAATCGACGGTTGTCCTTCACCTGAAGGATTACGGCGACGACTCCACCGCCGGCCTGCTTGATGTCGTCGGCAGAGATTTCGGGCTGCTTTTCGAGAAGCACGTCTACGATCTCCTTCTCGATGGTGTATCCGCTACCCGTGAACTGCTGCTTCATTTCCGTTCCCCTCTACTTCTGAGTTTACGCGCTTCGTTCTCCCGAAGCAACTTTTAGGATGTGACTTAGAACTCAGCGTCGATATCAGTAAGACGCATGTTGGTCCTGTTGAAGTCGTACGAGGAGAACGTCTCGCCACTCGCATCGACCATGCCTTCGCGGTTCTTCACCGCGCTCACATGGAGGATGGTGCTGTCCATGCCGTCGATTTCCTTGTGAATGGTGAGGATGAGCGACGGCACTCGGCCGATCTTGCCCTTAACGCCACTGAGCGGAATGGGCTTGAGTCCATCGGAGAATTCTCCGACCACGTGATGCAGGGCCAGGACGTGCGACTTGGTTTCCCGAGCCATCTCGGCCAGGTATTCGCACATACCTTCCAGGCCGAAGGTGAAGGATTCGGCGTCGCCGACCTCGCCTCCGTCGATGTTGGTGATGTTGTCGGCTACGCACAGATGCGGGTAGCAGCCGAACACCTCGTGATAGGCCGCGAGGTCACGTTCCATGTCGGCTGGTGAGGGCCTGGCGTCGTAGTTGAAGCGGACCCACCAGCGCTGACCGAGGGCTCCCACGTAGTCGCCGAAGTCGTCGTCTACCAGCTTCTTCTTGATGCTCTTCACGCTGTCGCCCGTGATGATGGCCGTGGCGCGTGAGAGCTGCGTAGCGGCCCCGGAGTCCGCGGACCAGTAAAGGCAGGGCAGGTTGCCGTACATGGCCAGGTTGAGAGCGAAGAGCGACTTACCCGTACCAGGGCCAGCGGCTACGAGGCTGAACTCACCTCGGCGGAACTCGACTTCCTGCTTCTGGAGTCCCTTGAAGGGGCTGGGAAGCGGCTCGCCGGCCGCTCCCTTGACTCCGATGCTCTGTGCGAGCGAGTACATCAGTCACCTTTCCTTGAGGGGCCGGTTTCCCGACCCCCCGAAGCAACTTTTGTGGCTAAAGTTAAGCCCGCTCAGCGGGCCTCTTTCCTACTCTTAGCTTACCTCGGATTTTCTCCCGAAGCAACTTTAGCGGCGTGAAAAAGAACAGGCGTGCCTCATGTCACAAAAACGACAGAGGAAGCCAGGCTTCGCCGGGAAGTCGCCTCGCTTGACTCCTGCATCCATCGCGGCGTACCTCTCTCCCACTTGCTCATCCGTCACCTCGTCCAGCTTTACGACTCGGGACAGTCCCCCGTTCTTGGCGAGGTACCAATCCCCCTTGTTCACAGGGACGTTGTAGACCTTCTCGACAGCCACCTTGTACGTGTGAAGCTGGAACTTCGATTTGGTGGTGCCGGTCTTCAGGTCACGGACCCGCACCGTGTCGTCCGGGTCCAAAACCAACTGGTCTATGTACCCGCGGACTTGGACTCCTCCGATCTCCACCTTGAAATACAGCTCCAGCGCGTCATCCCCGCTGGGTGTCATCCAGATGGCCGGCTGGTTCTCCTGGGCCCACTCCACATACCGGCGTGTGTGCTCCTGGCCCAGGACGTACCGGCGCTCGATGTCCTCGCCGCCAGAGCCGTTGGCAGACAGCCACCGGTCCGTGTTCGGCTCCTGGTCCAGGGCCTTGTTCACCAGGGCGCTGTACTGGTCGGAGAAGAGCTGTACGGCCTCCTCCGCTGTCATGGTCCGTCCCGACCTCTCGACGGCTTCAGCGGCGCTGTGGAAGGCCGTGCCATGCGCACTCCAGGCGGCAGGTACGGGCACTACCCGCTCAACACGCTGGAGGTAGAACTTCCAGGCGCAGTCTTCGTACTGCTGGGTCTGAGAGACGGAACGGGGCTGGGTAGTGATGTCGCGGGTCAACGGGCCGCCTTCGGGCAGAGTCGGACGTAGGTGTGGTGCTTGCTGTTCGGGAAGAGAGGGTGAGGGAAGTCGTTCTCCTGCCTCTCGACAGTGATGTCGATGAGACGGACGCCGTAGTCCCTCCAGGCCCGCTCTTCGAGGTTGACCAGCTCCTGAATCTCACCGTCGGACAGGTTCTCGCCGTAGGTGATGTCCCAGTACTCACCGACCCCGGTCGCGATGGTGTGCACCATCAGCAAATTGTCATCACGAGTGATCCTGGTCTGGATCGTGTTGCTGGCCTCGATCAGGTCCAGCACAGCCAAGCGTCGCTCCACCTGCGTGTTAGGCACGGCGAGGCTAAGCACGGTTCCGGCCAATCTTCACTCCTTCATCGGGTCGCAACCAGTCCCCTTCGTTGCGATCGCAAGCATGACCTTATGCCAAGGGGAACCACAGATTCCCCCGAAACAACTGTGCCTTGGCTCACTTACCCGTCGGTAATGTCCACCCTTCACCTGCACTGTTATGCATCTGAGACATAACCCGTACAACCATTTGCGAAGGAGCCCTTCAGAACCAGTTCGAATCTGGTTTGGGAATGCAAAAGGCCCCGCATTGCGGGGCCGTGTCCTGAGTTGATCTAGTTGTCCGTTTCGCCGGGCCTTCAGAATTCACTCACCTGAAGGCCACATCTGCGGAGACGGTTTGCCACTCACTCAGAGGGCACGTCGGGGAGGCGGAAGCGGGCCAGCTCATCCAGCGGCGGCGCACCCTTCTCCTTCGGGTAGCGGACCACCAGGCGGTCATCACGCGCCTCCCGCGGCACCCAGAAGAAGGGCTTCTCCTTCTCCGGGTCGTAGGCAAGGACGACGTTCCTCTCTCGCACTCGCTTCTCGAAGTTCAGCGCGTCACGCCTCTGCCGGTCCGATAGCTCTCTGTCTCCGAGCCTGAGCCGCAGCCACAGACGGAGGGTCTGGATCGAGAAGATGGCGTGGTGACTGTCGGCGCCCTGGGTGGCTACCACCCTCCACACCTTCGCGATCTCGGCGTTGGCGTCGTTGGAGTACGGCCTCCGCTCCAGCCCGAGCTTCTGGAACCTCTTATTCACGGCCTGGGGTGTGACGTCGTACTTGTCTGCGATCTCCCGGTTGTTGAGCTGCCCCAAGACGAACAGCTTGGTCATCTCAGCGTCGCTGGGGAGCTTGGTCATCTGGTTGGGCCCACCTTCGTTGTGGTCGTCGTGGTCGATGATCTTGGAGGAGCATACATACAGCTTGCTCTCGTAGCAACCTGTCGATGCAAATAGAGAGTAAACCCACTTAGTTTCATGTGACCTGTATCTCACTTCTCAGAAATGTATCCGGACACCTGCTTGCAGGACACATACATCATTAGTGAGAGAGCGAGTGAAACGAGCGAACGAACGATCAGTCTGATCAGAGTTACCTATGAGTAACTCTGGTAAAGAAACTTGAAACCTTAAGAAACTGCGTTGCGGAACTAGGAAGATCCAACCTAGTTCTCAGCTGTTTCTCATTGAACTTCCTCCTGTTGATCCCTTCGTTGAGGGTGCGCTTGACCCTTCGAAGGTGTGGTCCAGGAGGACGGCCCCGGCTGCCAGACAAGAACCCGGCCGGGGCCATAGACCTTGCAGCCATGGGGGGCCCGTGCCGAGAGCCAAGAGCATCTGTCTACGAGACGGCTGCACCTCCGTGACTGTGAAGGATGGTCGCTGCGCGTCTCACCAGGTACGGCGGGGGTGGGACAGGGTTTCGGCCCGCAACCGGAGCCGTCCTGGTGACTGGTCGACGAGGCGAGCCAAGACGCTCGCCCGGGACCGCTTTCAGTGTCGCAAATGCGACGCAAGATCGGACCTTGAGATAGACCACATTGTCCCGATCGCCAAAGGCGGCACATGGGAACTAGGCAACCTCTGGACCCTGTGTAAGACATGTCACCGCGCAAAGACCTACTACGAAGACAGGTAATAGTCTGACTTTTAATCCCTGATAGCTCAGCTTGGCAGAGCAGCGGACTGTTAATCCGCGGGTCCCTGGTTCGAGTCCAGGTCGGGGAGCCATGCGGGTCGCACCCGCAGGCCCAGGGAACCGGTCGCGCGCAACCCGAACCCTGAGCGGTGCCCGTCGTCTAGCGGCCCAGGACTCCTCCCCTTCCGGGAGGCGACGCCGGTTCGAATCCGGTCGAGCACACCGATCTTCCTGCCGTCCGCCCTCCGGGGCTGGGCGGCTTTTTTCATTCATTCACTCCGGAGGTTCGCCATGTACGCCGTCGACTGCAACGGCCACTGCGACGACTGCCCCTTCACCTGGTGCAGCACCGCGCCGGCCTCCAGGCCGAGCAAAGCCCAGCAGCGCAAGGGATGGCGTCAGGACGCGATCGATGAGCTGGACGACCTTGCGGATCTGTACGGCATTGACGCAGGTCAGGTGAGGCTCTGATGACACGTGGACCGAAGCCCAAGCCGAACGCGGTGAGGCGCAATAAGCACGAGCACGCCCAGGAGCTAGAGGCGTCCGCCCAGCCGGGCCGGGAAATGCCCCGCGGCCTCGGGATCACCACGGCCGGGGGGAAGCGCTTCTGGCGCACCTGGTCCACGGCCCCCCAGACACAGGGCTGGTCCGAGACGGACTGGACCGAGCTGGAGATCACTACGCGCCTGGTGGACGAGTTCTACCGGGGCGAGCTGAAGCACGCCTCAGAGATCCGCATGCGGGTGGCCAAGTGGGGCGCGACGGTCGAGGACCGCGCCAGATTGCGCATGAAGATCGATGACGAATCCGAGGAGACGCCAGAAAAGGCGGACCCGGACCTTTCTGTTTCTGACATGGACGAGGAGCTGTTCAAGCTGCTTAACGACGCATAGGAGGTGATGTGGGATGCCTCAGACGGGAAACATTCCGAAGGGCGTCCCACACCCGACTAGGAGTCTCGGCTACCAGATCATTCGGTGGGCCCAGAAATACATTGTCCAGCCTGACGGCGAGGACGCCGGCCAGCCGTGGAAGTTCACTCCTGAGCAATTGCGCTTCGTCCTTTGGATGTACGCGATTGACGAGAATGGTCGTTGGCTGTACCGCACCGCGGCCCTACGTAGGGCTAAGGGGTGGGGGAAGACGCCACTTCTCGCCGCACTCTGCATTGTTGAGTTCGTAGGCCCGGCTAGGTTCTCTCACTTCGATGAGAACGGCATGCCTGTCGGCAAGCGAGTGCCGCTCCCTCTGGTGCAGATTGCTGCCACCTCTTTGGATCAGACGGCTAACACCCGCGACATGATTCGCGGAATGCTGGCTGAGTCTCCTGCCGAGGCTGAGTACAACATCGAAATCGGCAAGGGCCTGATCCAGTTCAAGGATGGCCGGCCCGGTCGTATCGAGCCGGTTACGTCTTCCTCTCGTGGATTGGAAGGTGCCCGGCCATCCTTTGTCGTGTGTGACGAGGTCCATCACTGGATTGAGTCGAACCAGGGCGTATACGTCTGGGAAACGCTCGACCGAAATGTGCAGAAGACAGCGGGTGCCGGTTCTCGTCTGATCGAGACGACGAACGCCTATAACCCCAACGAAAACAGCATTGCCCAGCGGACGCATGAAGCCGTCCTCGGGACCGCTGCACGCCTCCTCTACGACTGCGTGGAGGCCGAGAAGGACGTAGACCTCAAGGACCGTGAGGCGGTCATTGCGGCCATCATCGACGCCTACGGGGACTCCCACTGGGTCGGCGTTGAAGGCATCGCCGACGCGATCCAGGACCCGCGTACACCAGCTGCCGTCGCATACCGCTTCTACCTGAACAACATTCAGGAGAACGCTGACGGCTGGATGTCCAAGGATGAGTGGGATCTGTGCCTCGCGGAGGATGATCCGATCCTTCCTGGCGACCAGATAGCCATCGGATTCGATGGGTCGTTGCGTGGAGACGCGACAGGCGCGGTTGGGTGTCGACTTCGGGACGGCAAGTTGTTCCTGTTGCACCTTCAGGAGAATCCGCGGAACCCGAACCAGCCTGACTGGGAAGTCGATGTCCTCGCGGTTGAGGCCGCGATAGCGAATGCCTTCCGCACGTACAAGGTCGAATGGTTCTACGGTGACCCGCCCTACTGGCAGGAAGCCATTGGCCGTTGGTCTATCGAGTACGGCGACGACATCGTTTACGAGTACTGGACCAACAAGCCAACACGCATGGCGCAGGCGACGGAACGTTTCCGTTCTGCCGCCATGGTTCAGGACTTGAAGCACGACGGCGACGAGGACATAACCCGCCACGTGATCAACGCGGTTACCCGCGAAGTTCCCCAGGGGGCCTTGATCATCAAGGATTCTCCCCGGTCCAAAAAGAAGATCGACCTAGCGGTGTGCTCAATTCTCGCGTTCGAGGCGAGGGCTGACGCCATCGCAGATGGGCGGCTGAAGAAACGACGATCCAGAGTGGTGGGTTTCTAGATGAGCGAACCGGTTATTGCCTCTGTCCCGAGTAATCCTCTTCAGTGGCTTGAGTATCTGCACTCGAAGCTGCTGAGGCACCGGACGGGGTACCGGCGTCATTCGGCCTACTACGACGGGGAGCATCAGAAGTTGGTGTTCGCGCAGGCGCGGCACCTTAACGAGTTCGGCCACATCTTCGAGAAGTGGCGGGACAACTTCTGTGGCCTGATCATCGACAGCGTCAACGAGCGCTTGGCCATCGACGGCTTCCGTATGACGGACGAGCCTGACGCGGACAAGGACGCTCGGGACATCTGGCAGCGGAACTTCCTCGATGCGGAGTCCAACGCTGGCCACCTGGACGCGATGATCCACGGCACTGCCTTCGCTGTGGTGTGGGCCGACTCTGACGGCAAGCCCACGATCACGCTGGAGTCGGCAGAGAACGTCGTCGTGCAGTACAAGCCTGGCAGCCGTCGAGAGATCGAGGCCGCGGCGAAGTTCTACACCGACGACTGGGGCCGCCAGTGGTCGACTCTGTGGTTCGCCAACCGCGTCTACACCTTCCAGGCCGGCACCTTCGGCTGGGCCAACCCCTCGGCCGCCAAGTCCGTGAAGAACCCCCTGGGCGAAGTGCCTGTCATTCCCCTGAACAACAGGTCCCGCCTCACAGGTGAGCCTCTGTCGGACCTGACCACGGTCATCCCGCTTCAGGACGCGGTGAACAAGATCGTGTCTGACGCTCTCCTGGCGAGTGAGTATGCGGCCTGGCCGCAAAGGTATGTCACTGGCCTGGAAATCGTGGAGGACGCCACAGGTAATCCGGTCGAGCCTTTCAAGATTGCCGTAGACAAGCTGCTTCAGGCTGAGGACCCGAACGTGAAGTTCGGCCAGTTCGAGGCAGCCGACCTGGGGAATTACGTCAAGCTGGCAGACATGCTCGTTCAGCACATGGCGAGCACTAGCCGCATCCCCTTCCATTACTTCCTGAACAACGGCGGTGTGGCTCCCTCTGGTGAGTCCATAACCGCCGCGGAGGCTGGTCTTATCGCCAAGACTCGCGAACGAATGCTTCATTTCGGCGAAGGCTGGGAACGCGTAATGCGCCTGGCATTCAAGGTTATGAAGGACAAGCGTGCTGAGGCTTGGAGTGCCGAGGTCATATGGCGTGACCCAGAGAATCGGACCGAAAGCCAGCACATGGACGCACTTCTGAAGCTGAAGATGATCGGTGTCCCGACAGATCAGCTTCTTTCCGATGCGGGTTACACACCGCAGCAGATCGCCCGCTTTAAGTCGATGCGGGAGGACGACGCCAAGGCCGCAATGGAACTGGCGAAGAAGTTCCCCAATCCGGCTCAGCAGGCCAACGAGCAGGCCGGCCAGCCTAGCTCGAATGTCCAGAAGGCTGCCGCCAAGCAGCCGCAGGGCAATTCTGGTAACGCAGCCCGCAAGGCTGTGAACCCGGTTAAGGGTTGATCCCTTAATCCCTTTCATTACGCAGGCTCCCGCAATGGGGGCCTTTTTTGATGCACCGAAATGGATGGATCACGCATGGACGAGAACACGCAGAACGCTGGCACCACTTCCACCGAGGGCGCTCCGACCGGCGAGGCCGGCACCCCTCAGACTCCGACGCTCGAAACTCTTCAGGCCGAGGTCGACAAGTGGAAGTCCCTGTCCCGCACGAATG